AAGAATATGAACGACTATGATACTCCCTTATGGGAAGATAAGTATGTCGTGGCGTGAAATCCGCAATTACCTTTTGTTTATTTTTAAGCGTCTATAATGGGCGTTTTAAATGTGCAAAGGTGTAATATACTTAATATTTGTGAAAATATTATAAAAAAATATTTACTTAATTTATCTAGTTATTACTCAGATAGTATTAATAAAACAAATACACCAGAAAATATGATGGATTTAACTACTGGTAATCAATTCACAATTGGATATTGTGTGCTTTATTCAAAAAATTAAATTGGTTGATCTAATCGATTATATTTCTGTATAACCTTCAAAAATATAATCAAATATTATTTCCATATAATTCTATGTGGATTACATACAATGTAATGATATTGCACAAAAATTGAACAGATAAAATATAAATATATTATAAAATATATTTTATCAATAAAATGATTACCCGCAGTAAATCAAATCAAAATAAACATAAAAAATGCAGTCTATGTAAATTAAATGACCATGATATTCGTAATTGTTGTGATGTTAGAATACAACAATTAATAAATGAAAAAACACAATTATATAGTAGAATATATAAAAGACCGGATAATTATAATAGAATTCGAGAATGGTTATATAGTAAAAGTCCATCGGAATTATCTATTTTGGCAGTTAAATTAAATGTTCCTACTACATATCCCAAGTATATTAAAATCGATTGTTTAGTTGAAAAAATGATATATGAAATATTATCAATACAAATTGATTATATATTGTGTAAAATATTCACAGAACCCATAAACAATATAACCCAGATCGTACAATATGAAAACCGTAAAAATATTTGTGGTAAAGTTATTGACATAATGCGAAGACAAAAGTTATATGAACCGGTATTCTTTATAATACAAATTTTAAATAAAATCGATCTTAAAGAAAACCCATCAGAATTTATGAATTATGTAAGACAAAATATAATGTTTACATCATTAGAGAATAAACAATACTTTTATGCATGTTATTTCGTATGCGAATACATGATAGACGTGTTTCTTCCAAAAGAAAAAAAATGGAACATAGTGTTAAATGAATTTGAAATATGCAATAGTTGTAAACCCGATAAACAAATAAATGAATGTCCTATTTGTTTTGAAAATTATAGTATTGAAAATAAGGTTTATACTAATTGCAATCATTCATTTTGCAGTGAATGTATAAAAAAACATTTAGATACATTCTTAAATAAACCTGTTCCTACATGTCCAATATGTAGAAGAAATATTACGATATTGTCAATATATTCAACGTATTCTAAAAATTTACTTTTATGATTATGATTTGCGTTTATATGATATACGTTTATTCTTAGTTTTTCTATTTTTTGGACGTTTTTTTAAATTACGTTTAGACTTTCGTTTTCCACCAGATGGGTTTATACATTTACCAAGTACCGCAAGTGGTGCTGATTTGTTTTTAGGAGCAAATATAAGTAAATTATCATGAAATCTTAAATCCAATACCTTTAACATATCAACAAAATGGTTTTTATTTGTATTAACTACAGGGTTTCTTGTTATTATATATACTATTATATCATTATCAAATAATCTATTTATAACTGCTTTTATTTTGTTTAATCTATCATCATCGCCAAACAGATAAGATATTATATCACTTGGTGTAAAAGTATATTCTATGGCTAATTCTTTTTGGATTGACATTGCCCTTGCTTGTTCGCCAGTTAGTCCATAAAATCCTTTAGATAAACTTAATGTATTATCCCAATCAAATACAACAAATCTATCAGGTAAGTGTTCGCTGTTATCAATCCATTCATTTATTATATCAATCTCTGTATCGTTAAGTCCAAACATAGGACCAGGTTCTTCTGCCTCGTCAGATGAATAAAGTGCGTTTAATGCTATAGCAAATGCATTTCCTCTTTCAACCATTGCGTTTAAATAATTTTCTTTTCTAATAGGATAAAGATTATACCGTTTATTAACATAATACGATTCAATCATATTACAAGATTGTTTCATTTCTAGTATATTAGAGATATCATCATCAAAAAAAAAGACCAGGTTTTACTTGTGGAGGTTGTGGAGCTTGTGGAGGTTGTGGAGCTTGTGGAGGTTGTGGAGCTTGTGGAGGTTGTGGAGCTTGTGGAGCTTGTGGAGGTTGTGGAGCTTGTTCAGGTTGTATAAATCCGCTCATTAATTTATATTATATTATTTATATAGATATAATTAAATTCGTCTAAAGTATTACAAATATCCATCATATAAGTCGTTCCAACTTTCAAATGGTTTGTATCCAAACCATCGTTTTTCAATTTCAAGAGATTGTTCATCTGGTTCTAAATTAAAATAATTATAGAATGATTCTTCGTCTTCTTCATTTTCAAAATATATTGTTTGTTCTTCTTGTAATATTATACCATTATGTCGTTCAATTCTTTTTTTCCACAATGGAGAAAATGACGCATAATAAACCCAATTATCATAATCTGGATAATCAAATACTCTATTTTCAGGTTTAATTTGAAGTTGATAACGACATTCTCTTGATGGCATTTTATAACCACGATGTTTTATCGCAGGTTTTATTTTATATTGTTTTATATCATGTGGTTGCTGTATAATATATATATTTTTGCGCATCTTAATCTCTGGTTTTTGTATAAATATATCTAAAATTATACTAATACTCGCAAATTTTAGTATTTCAATATCTAACATTTCTAATTCTAAAAATACATTTTTTGTAAAATCTATTTTTTTCTTTGTTTTCCTATTGTTTTTATGAAATTCATCGAAGTTCTCCAAATGAATAAAACAATCTTTTTTTGAAAAACTATTTTTTATTTTCACAATTTCTTGAATTATATTGTTTGGTATAATATTCGAATTTTTTTTATTTTCTATAATAAAATAACTATCAATACAAGGTTCTCTAATGGCCAAACTTTCTGCAATAGTACCAATAATACAATCATCCAATTTATTTGATGATACCCATAATGAAGTTTGTTTTTGCATGAATTTTTCCATATTCGGATAACTTATATAATACATTTTATAATACAACTCCCATAATAAATGAAATGCCTCTATTTTAAACCCAGAATAATATAATTCATATATCCAAAATTTGACTTGTTCTCGATCTTTATTCAAAAGAGCCAATAAAATTGAGTATTGTAAGTTCTCCTTTTCGTATATATATCGCGTTAGTATCATTGTTAATTATATTATTTATTATTTATATAAACATTTGAATTCAATTTTTATTACACCTTTTAACATTTCAAACGCAGATTTTTGTATAGTTGCAAATATTGATAATATTTACATTTAACTAATTCATATGGTTTTGGATATGGATTCACTTTATCATATATACATAACATTCCACGTAATGTAGGGTAATGCGTTGCACTGGATGGATGTTTTCCGCATATTTGATAATTCATGATAGAAGAAACTTTCGATCTAATTTGAATTACTCGTTTTCTTTCTTTTAATATATTTCTCCATGTTCGCTGAATCAATCGAATCCAATGTGTTTTAATAACTACATTATATACTCCAATTGGATCTATATGCAATTGCATTATATGTATCTTTGTATCAGAAATATACGATATAGAATATTCTATTAAATATTTAAGAATTGCATCATGTTTATGTTTAAAATATATTTTTACAGATACAGAATTAATCAATAATATTATATGTTCAAGAGTTAGAGCACATATTCCAATGTAATATTTTTTGTCTTCTTTATCTTTACTTATAAATTCTAAATCCTCGTTATATATTTCATCAATTTCTTCGTCATCTGATACATCATATTCGCTTACTTCATCATCATTACTATCTTCGGACAGAGTTTCATAAGATCCGTTTATAATCATTTCATTCTCCATATATTCTTCTTCGTTTTCACTATCCGAGTTCATTTTAACTAATCATTAATTGTTATATAATATAAAATATCAACAAATTATTTATTCAATTTTTGACATTTATTTTACAATTATAATTTATTTATCAATATAATATATAAACTACATGAGTTCAACTGTTAATGTAAGTGCAATTATTAAAAAAGATAAACCAAACGAGCCTGAATATAAAAAATTGGATAATAATGTTAAATTTTCATTCACTGTATCGTATATTTTATTATTAACTACCGCAACAATTACCTTCATTGAAGCATTGAGAACTCAGACACCATATATAAGACATATTTTGAATTTAGAAACAGCTATATCTGTAGTAGCGGGATATTTTTATTCTATATTTGTGGATAAAATTGCAAAATCAGAAGAAAAAATGGTTAATATGGATTGGGCTGAAATAACACAAACAAGATACGTTGATTGGGCCATAACTACTCCAATGATGTTATTAGCTTTATGTTTAGTACTATCATCCAATTCTGGTAAAGTTATTCGTTTATTTACATTTTTAACAATACTTGGTTTGAATTACATAATGTTATATTTAGGATATTTGGGAGAAATGAAACAAATGAGCAGATTAACTGCAAATTCTACCGGATTTATTGCATTTTTTGCGATGTTTTACGTGATATTTACTCAATACGTTTCACCAAAATTCAGTAAAGATAACTATTTCCTCTATTTTGCGTATTTAGGAATTTGGACCATGTATGGTGTAGCGTATATGTTTAATGAAGAGTATAAAAACATAGCAATGAATTATTTAGATTTAACTGCAAAATGTCTAATTGGATTGGGATTATGGTTATATTATACAAAAATAGTTCAATACTAAAAAATCGATATAAAAAATAAATATATTCTATATGAGTAATGACTGTAATTAATCATATAGAAATTGACGATATCGTTTATAATAGAAACGAAATAAAAGATGCAATTATTAACAACGACCCAATTGAAGATAAATTACACGTAATTGTAGTTGTTTCAAATCCTTGTTTGTATGCAATTCGATATATTTTAATGAAAGAGTTCTTGTTAAGAATGGAATTAGAAGAAACTGATGTAATTATTTATATCGTAGAACTTGCATATGGAAATCAAAAATTCATTATTACACAACCAAATAATAAAAGACATTTACAATTACGTTCCGAAATTCCTTTATGGCATAAAGAAAATATGATTAATATTGGTGTTAATAAATTATTACCAGGTAATTGGAAAGCATTTGCATGGATTGATGCAGATATCGAATTCGAAAATCCAACATGGGCAAAAGATACATTAAAAATTTTAAATGGCAGTAAAGATATGGTCCAATTATTTAGCCATTGTGTAGATATGAATCGTCAAAAAGAAGCAATGAATGTATTTACTAGCTTTGGATTTCAATACATTAAGAAGAATCCGTATAAAAAAGGTTTAAACTTTTGGCATCCGGGGTTTGCGTGGGCTATTACACGAAAAGCATACGAAAAAATTGGTGGGTTATATGAAAAAGCTATTCTAGGTTCAGGTGATAATGTTATGGCTCTTTCTTTAATCGAAAATGGAATGAAAAGTATAAATGAGTTATCTACTGATGGTTATAAACATAGTATTCAAAATTATGAGTATAATATGAAAAAGTTAAGACTTGGTTATGTTCCAGGAGTAATTCGTCATCATTATCATGGAGCAAAAAAAAATCGAAAATATGCTGAACGATGGGAAATATTGGTTAAATACAATTTTGATCCGTTTATTCATATAAAAAATAATAATACAGGATTATTAATTCCAACGAATGAATGTCCTACAGAAATGTTGGATGAAATTATGAATTACTTTAAAGAACGAAATGAAGACGAAGATTTTGAAGATTTACGTATTCATTAGGTTTGTTTATTTATATTTTTACCAATAATTGTTTCTGCTGCCACTTTTCTATAGCCTTCTCCACCCAAATCCAAATCATCTTGTGGAGGTGCATAATATTCCATTAATTTATATTCATAATATACATTCAATATTTTTTCTAAATTATTCAAATCATTTTTTGAACGCAGCATTGAAGATACTTCAGCCATATGACACGGTTGTGCTTTATCATTAATTTGTCTTGCTTCGTTGATTAATTCTGTTTTAATAGGTTCTGTAGGTAATATTTTTATTTGTCCTCCAACATAATAATAACCATAATAATCTTTGCAAAATTTCAAATATTCTTCTATAACACGTAAATTTATGTTATCAAATAATTCATTATGATTTTCAATAAATTCATGTAAGTCATTTAATGATGGTTCTTTTCCAATAAACTCGTAGTATGTAGTTGTCATTTATTATAATTATTACTTTTTATAATAAATATTTATAATATATTTATATAAATCAATTTTATATATAGCATATACCATATAACAAAATTGTATAAAATTATAAAATTTATGATTGATATAAAAATATAACATTTGGAAATATTGTTTTAGTATAATATAATAAAGGATGAGTAAAAAAAGAGGAAATAATCGAAAGCAGATGAATCGCATGATCGACGAAGAACTTGCTCGATACAATGAAGGCAAAGAGCAAATTAAAGAATCTGCGAAAAATGTTTTTGAAAATCTCCAATATTTATCTCATAAAGAGCGAACATCCATAGAAAATAAATTCTCTAAACCAAGAAATGCATCTCAAGCAAGATATGTTCATTCATTAAATAAAACTACTAACAAAATTATTATTGCTACTGGTCCTGCCGGAACAGGTAAAACCTTGTTTGGTGCAGAATATGGTTTAAAACATTTTTTAATGGGAAAATACGAAAAAATGATTTTTACACGTCCGGCAGTAAGTGCCGACGAAGATTTAGGATATCTACCAGGAACACTAGAAGAAAAAATGGCTCCATGGGTCAGGCCAATTTATGATATTTTATATAGATTTATATCACCTGCTGAAGTGTCTGCAATGTTAGAAGACAAACAAATTGAAATTGCACCCTTAGCATATATGCGTGGTAGAACATTTAAAAATACATGGATTATTGCAGACGAAGCTCAAAATTGTACCCCAAGTCAAATGAAAATGTTGCTTACTAGATTAGGTGAGAATTCGCGTATGGTTATTACTGGTGATCTTGACCAACATGACAGAAAAGACGAAATTAATGGTTTAGAAGATTTTTTAGATAAATTTAAAGGTTCTCGTTCATCATCAATTACTAGTATAGAATTTGAAACCAAAGACATTGAAAGAGAAGAAGTAATCAAAGAAATATTAGATATTTACGCAGGGAATGTTCCTCAACATTATATTGAAGATAGAACTTCTTCATCAGAATCAAGCAAACATTCAGAAAAAGATTCAGATACTGACTCTACTATATCAAGATAGATAATTATACATATAAACTTTGCGCAGTAGCAATATATTTTAAAATTAAAGAATCAATACTATACAATTTATTATACAAATCAATCATTTTATTATCATTACATGCATTCATTAATTCTTTTGAAATATTACTTATTTTTAATATAGATTTTGTAAAATCACCGACTGAAATCGATTTATCTGCAAGTCGTGTTTGAGTAAATATTTTACATTCAGTTTCATCACTACAATTACACCATTCTTGGATGTCATCAATTACATCAAACATCATACAATTCTCATAATCAAACCCGGTATTTAATCCATAACCTATTTCCAAATTTTCATATAGTGAAAATAATCCAGTTATTTCATTAATTGTTTGTTTTAATGTTTCATTTTGTGTATTTGGAATAGAAGATTTCACATCAGAATCGACCTTGATATCAGTAAAACAAGATAACAAACCAACTAACTCGATCGACGTATATTGTTCTAATTTGTGAATTATACTACCTATAATTAATGGATGAATTTCTGAAATACAACTTGCAATTTTACCTATATCTGTAAATTGATAAATGTTTTCGCACGATGTTATAAAACCTTTATCTTCCAATATACTACAAATATTATCTATATTATCCTTAATATATGTTTCGATTGATTCCATATATTTAATTTCGCGTTCATATTCTACGCTTAGGTGTTGTAATTTAATAACTTCTTTTGAGTCATTTATGCAAGTTTTATATTCACTTGTAATTTCCTCCATTGTTCTCTGTATTTCTTTGCGTTTTTTATTAACAGATGTTGGTAGTAATGTTTCGTTTTGAATATATCTTTCACATACGTCAAATGGTGTTCGTAAATATTTCATTGATTCTTTTTTCTTCTCAAATTCTTGGTGTATTTTATTTATTTTTTCTCTTTGAGTTAATATAGAATTTTGAATTTCGGATTGAACCATACTCTTTTTCACAAAATCATAAAAATCGTGTTTATTGGTTTTTCCATTTCGAATTAAATTTAATATTACTGAAAACGATATGTGAAATTTTGATACTAATGTCTGTGGTTTACCACACAATAATTCTTTGTATTCATTTGATGCAGGATATTCAAATAGATTATTACAATGTACTACATGTCCGATTGTATCTATCCCGCGTCTTCCACATCGTGATGCTGCTTGATTATATTCGTGTGCCATTAAAAAACGACGTCCATTTCCGTCATATTTGGTTAAACTTGTAAAAATCGCAGTACGAATTGGACAATTCAATCCAATTGCAAATGATTCTGTCGCAAATAACAGTTTAATGTATTTTTTACTAATCATTAATTCAACGATTTCTCTCAAAATTGGAATCATACCAGAATGATGAATACCAATCCCTCTTTCAAGTAAAGTTATCAATTCATTGTATTCTGGTAATCCCAAATACTCTTGGTAGTTTGGCAATTTACGAATAATTTGTTCGCATTCTCTACGAATAGTGTACGATACTTTACTATCGTCTTCCAAAAGAGGTGTTGTAATTTCTTTTGCATATAATTCAACGTTCTTTCTCGAAAAAACAAATGCAATCGCAGGCAACATATCTCGTTCGCGTAAATATAAAGTTAAATTGTTTAATACGTGTTGTCGCTTAACCATTATTTCATTATTATCAAATAACTGTTTCATCTTTTTTAATTCCAAATATCCAGTTTCTTGAAATACACCATTTTCATCTTTTAATGGTACTAATTTATTTGTTTTATCGCGTATTCGTTGTTGTGTTTCTTTGTCTTTTATCTTTTTAAAAACACTTTCATTTGTAATTAAATACCCATAATGAGTAAGTGGAACAATTCGATTATTTGTATAAGATAAATATACTTGTTTATTTTTATGAATATTTTCACACCATTCTGCAAATTTTTCAGGTTTATCAATAGTAGCAGATAACATTATCATCTGAATATGTGAAGGCAACATCAATATCGTCTGTTCCCATACATGTCCTCTATCAGCGTCATTTATATAATGGATTTCATCAAATACTACACAAGCGAGTTCGTTTTCTATATCTATTTGAAAATCCAAATTTGTTTTTTGATTTTCATCTTTATTTAACGTAAATAAATAATTCATCAAAATCTCAGTCGTCATTATTAATACATCTGCATCTGGATTAACCTTAATATCGCCAGTCATTATTCCAAATGAAACTGTTGGATATTTTTGTGTAAAATCGTGATATTTTTGATTTGAAAGGGCTTTTATCGGTGAAGTATATATTACTTTTTTCCCTTTTTGTGTAAAATATTGAATCGCAAATTCAGCTGGAACGGATTTACCTGTCCCTGTATGTGCGGTTACCAACGAATGATTACCTTCAATTACAGCATGTATTGAATATTTTTGAAAATCAGATAATGGATATGGAAATAAATCAAAGTGTTCGTTATAGATTGAATCAAGTGGGTATATAGGATTACAAATTACAACCATTTTATTGTATATACGCTTTCTCCTATAATTACATAATTATATTTTTAAATTCATTTCATAAATATATTATATAATCAATATTTACAATTATTATACCTATACCCATAATTCTAGACACGAACCTAAAATATTGTTGGTGCGGGTCTAGAAACATATTTGACGCGATAAGAATAAAGTAAGTTCAATATGAATAAAAATATTTTTATAAATATATATAATATAATACAACAAATGAGTTTGATTGAAAATAAACCATTATATGGTGTTCAATATGGACTCAGTATTGGACAAAATGATAGAGTAGATGAATTAAATGACCGCATTCTAGAAAGATCCTTTCCAAATATGCCATTACAACCAAATTTTGATCCTCGCCCAGTATCTACAAAATATTCAATCTTCCCAATCATCGATATGAGAACTTCTCCAAATGTAAGAAAAATGCCATATTTAGACTATCACGTAGAAGTTGGATTTAATCCAGGTAATTCACGCGGACCTGTATCTGGCTACATAAATAACGTTGATACCGAAACTGATTTAAGAAATCAAAATAATAAATTATACAAAGGTGATTTAGGAACAAAATATATACCATCGATCCATAGTGATTTATATAATGTCCGCATTGAAAGCGAAAATAATGGCAATTTAGAAGAGCAACATCCATATTTATTTAAACCAAATGTTATCGAACAATCCAGTCCAAAATTTATTCTTGAAAATAAAATTGGAAAAGATATATTCTACAATCATACACGTACTCAACTAAGAAATACGCTATAGAAATCATAAAATTTATCATATATTACTATATACGATGAATTGGTTAAATATTTTAATATCATTATCCATAATAATACTCATAATTCATTTTTTCAGGTTATTCAATACAAAACCATATTATGAAGGCTTTCAACAAAATGCACCATTTGTATTAAAACGAGATAATCAAATATATGATTCATTTTACGCAATGATATATGATGATTTATATAAAACTGAATCTAGATGTGATTATGAATATAAAAAAATTATTGAAATGACACAACCAACCGAAAAAAGTGAATTTTTAGATGTAGGTAGCGGAACTGGCCATTTAGTCAATAATTTAAACAATGCAGGTTATCATGCAATTGGTATCGATAAATCCAAAGCAATGATCAATTATTCTGAAAAAAAATTTCCAGATATAGATACAAAATGTGGTGATGTAATTGATTCAATGAACTATGATAAAGGAGTATTTACACATATAACCTGTATGAATTTTACGATTTATCATTTAGAAGATAAATTAACATTTTTCAAAAACTGTTATTATTGGTTAATACCAAACGGTTATTTAATAATGCATTTAGTTAATCGAAGTAAATATAATCCAATCGTACCTGCAGCAAACCCGCCTTTATTGGATAATCCACAAAAGTATTCTAATGTAAGAATTAAAGATTCGAAAATTAATTTTATTGATTTCGAATACCAAAATTCACACGATTTCAAAACAGATAATGATAAACGAGTAATTATAAAAGAAACCTTCACTGATGCTTCGACAAAAAATATTCGACAAAATGAATTAACCTTATATATGGAGAACATTGATGAAATTGTTAATATAGCAAAAAAATGTGGATTTATACCACATGCGCAAATTAAATTGTTAAATGATGAACATCAATATATTTATATTTTTGAAAGATTGTTGTAATTTTATACCGAATATAATAAGCGGTTTTTTAATTCATTCCAAAATAATAATGGTGCAACCATTCTATAATGTCCAACAAACCATTCATCGTCCAATGATTTTATGCAACGATTACTATTGTCCAAATGATATTGTTTGCTATTCGCAGTACTTACAAATAATATTTTATGTGTACTTCTATTTTGAAGAGCACCTTTTAACATTATTACATCTTTTTCTACCTCTTTTTTTACTATCAAAAGAATTCTCCAATTTTGCTTACCGTTTGCAGTATCCGGTGTTAATCTTGCTAAATTCTCTTTCGAGTGTTCAGTTAATACCCATCCATCGTCATAGTTATTTGATTCAATGTTCATATTTATTTCTAAAATTTCATTAGGATCTTTGTTATATTGCATTGTTCCAGGTAAATCACCATAATAAAACCCGTTCAAATATTGGTTATGTTGAGAAAGTTTTTGAATATCGGTCATTTTCTTTATATGTATGCATATTCCATAATGCAACAATTATAATTCAATTTTTTACAAAATAGTCTAAAAAATTGGATTCGATGGTTTAGTAATTGTAATTTATCGTACATATTTACCAACACGGGTAAATGAATCTACTGTAAAAATTACAAAAACGCCTAAAAATATATACAAAATAAACTCTTCTGTAATATTTGCGGTTTTTTCCATTTGTTGTTCTTCCAATAAATGAATCATATAATTGATTTTTTCCATCAAGTTATCATTTGATGATCCATTTGTTAATACGCCCATATTTGCATAATATGGTTTATTGTTTTGAAATAATTTGGGTGAATTATATGTATGTAAATAATTACTATAATTTCCTAAATTCATTTCATTCGCAGAATATTGTGATGGTTGTTTTTCAATTGTTTTTGGTAATAATTCGGTTGGATTTAAATTCATGTTTTCATTCTCTACGTCATAACTATTTGAATCCATAGTATCATTGCGTCTAACATTAACATATGGGTTATTTATTGGTTGATAATCTGCTAATCGATTACCATCATTATTTTCAGTTAGCTTACTCAATAATTCACTTACACGATTGTTCTTCTCGCGATTCACTTCTTCAGTTTCTTCTATTGTATTTGGTTGCATTTTACGATATTTTTCCTCTTCTGAAACATATTCATCATGCTGTAAACTTGTGTTGTTATCTATATTAGGTTGCCGCATTTTAACAGTGCGACGCATCGTTGGAATTCTTTTTTTTGTTTGTATATTATCATTAGTCCATGCGGACGCAGTTGATGCTAAAGACATTTTACTACCTATTATAATATTAATACATTTATATTTATTTATTTGGCGCAAATATTATGAAATGTCATAATATAGTAAAATGTATCCAAAATTTAAATTGTCAAAATGTTTACATGATTTTATACCTATATTATTAATTGTATTTTTTGTATTTTTTCCCAATCGTGCAATCCCATTTAGTCATACTACTTTAGGGCGTTTTCTCGCAATTATGTTAATAGTGTATTATGCTAAAAAAGATATTACTGTCGGATTATTTGTATGTATTCTTACTATTTTATATTATCAACAAGACCATTTTGAATATATTCTAAATGTATCCGAAGGGTTTTTATGGGAAATGACATTTGATGATGGTAAATCTCCTATATACAATAATAATAACTATACGCCATACAAATATCAAGTATATCATGAATTGAATACTAAATTACAAAATGAATCTTCACATGAGAGTAATTTTCAAAAAGATAATTGTGTTAACGGAGAACTTCAATCAAATGGAGTTAATATAAAACCAGAAATGAGCGAACATGTATTTTCAGAATTAAAATTCGATAACGCACCATGTAATCCTTGTAATCCAATGTGTAAATTTTCGATTATTGAAAATAAAATTCGGGTGGAAGAAGAGCTGTTGAAACCAAAAAATTCGAATGAATGGTTTGATACCATTTTATCCAGAATGCAAGTTCTATAATTATTATATGCAATTTTTCAATAAAATGTAGTACAATATTATAGAATACAAAATTGTATTATGTCTTCTAAAAAATCAAATCAATTTCAAAACTTATTTAATAAATTCAATAATAACGTCCAATTGGTTAATTCTAGTAAAATATTTGCTGGATTAATGATTATTATTTTGAATATTTCTTCCAAGTTTGTTAACATTAAATTAAGTAAAAGTATTGAATCCTATCTTAAGAATACATTTAGTAAACAAATTTTAGTTTTTGCTATTGCTTGGATGGGAACGCGGGATATTTACATTGCACTTATTATTACAATAATATTTATTATTTGTGTTGATTATTTATTTAATGAAGAAAGTAAATTATGTTGTTTACCGGAAAGTTTTACTAATTATCATTTAGAATTATTGGATGAAAACAAAGTTTCAGAAGAAGATGTTAAGAAAGCTACTGAAATTCTTGAAAAAGCTAAAAAACAAAAGGAAAACTATAAAGAAAATTTTACAAATACTAAAACTATAGAAACACCTACCTATACGCAATTTCAATAGTATTTTTATATAAATATATTATATAAGTAATTCAATATGAGTTTATATGATATCGAAAAAATAAAAATAATGATAAAAACAAATATACCGGACAAAGAACCGATTCCATTCGATAGTAAAATGTTATATATTCAAAACAAAACTGGATATTCTGACTATCCGTACATTACAAAACAAGTTAGATATCCTTATAGTAAATTAGCAAAAATGGAGTATTCCGATATCGCATACTTTTTTTTTAATAAAAATGCTTTTATCCAACAACTATCATCAGAAATAAAGAAAGTCATAATAAATCCATCAGAAAAACCAGAAGAAAAAAAAAAGAGAGAAGATGATAATATTGAATACAATATAATTACAATGTTAGAATTATTGTTTCCAACTTATTACCCAACTTATAATAATTTTTATATTTCGTTTGTTTCAAATATGGGAGGACAAATCGAAATACCACAAAAAAGTGTATTTGGAAGTAGAAATAAACGGTTTTCTTATATTAATATTGATAAACCTTATACCATATCCAAAATTACTTGGTTAAATGATGTAATTAATCATCCTGTATATGGAGACTTTATTGATGATTTTTATAATTATAAAAAATGGATTGAACGAACTGTTCCTGAAATTGATAATAAAATAAAAACTATACAAAATGATATTAATCTATTAATACAAAAAAATGATGCTAATAACGAGATTAAATTATTACAAAAATACTTGAATGAAATTAACATTCAAAGTAGATACTCGGATAATTCTCAACGTATTTTTATGATTAATAATATGATTCAAATATTAAACATTATTGGCATATATAAAAAATACATAATTGGAAAAAAATCTGATCCTAACAAAGCAGTTGATGATTTTAGAGATCAGTATAAAAAGATTTTAAACGAAAAAAATTTTTTAAAAAATTCTTGGGTTGAATATAAAGTACCTCCTCCATCGCCAGTACCTGCAACGACATACGTTGAATGGTGGTATCCAGTTAAAATTAATAATGATAATGGAGATGATACATATGATATTGACGTATTTAAAGATGAAGTAGTATCTACATATGAGTTTTCAAAAGAACTTGTGAAAAACATAGCAAAAGAAAATTTAAGACAGTTATCTTTTTTACAAATATCTGATATTACTGAAAATTATCAATATGTTCGTACGTTTCGTAATAGAAAAAAATCATATGAATTATTTGAAGTAAATCCAGGAAGTAGTGAAAAATTATTTAAAAAAATTCAAGTTAATTCTGTTAATAATAAAACCGGTAAAGCAGAGATTACTTACACCGATGGAACAAAAGATGTAGAATTATTCTTTTTAAGAAGTAAGGTTGAAACAAGTGATATTATAATTGATACAAAAACACCCGAAGAATACTTGGCCGATTCTTTATATAAACTAAAAGAATCTTATGAAAAAAATGGATATACTAATTTCTCGTTAGATTTTAAAAATTATATTAAAAAACTTTTAGAATTTAGTGGTTATTTAATTAAAATAAATACGATTAAACAAAATTACTTAAATACCGATAAAGATTATCTAAAATTCGATTCAACATTCAAAGTGGATGAAGAATTCGAACAATTCACTGAAATGTCCAAAAGCGTACAAAAAATTTCATCCTCTTCTACAAAAACGACAAATAATATATTACAGCTTCTAATTGATGACTATGTCAATAATAGTAAAAAATATGAAGTAGAACTAGAACGCGATAGTAAAAAATATAAAACCCATTTATTTTATGAATTATTAAATTATATAATTAATTGTTATTGGTTAAATGCTGATTGTAATTACGAAACTATTAAAAATGCATACGATAAAGTTGATGCACCAAATAAAGACAACATCGAAAATTTTGAAAATTTTATTGAAGATAAAACGTTATTTAAAACAAATATTAATCGAATTAACTTAAAAGGTGGTAAAAACTTACCACATTATGAAATATACATAGCAGCTGATTTATTAGGCGATAAAATAGATGAAACAAATGTTAATAAAATTAAATGTGCATATAACGATTACAATGCTACAAAGAATTTAAAGGGTATAAATAATATTCATAATCCCTATATTATAGAACAAGGTCCCTTGATTGAATTACCAAAAAATCCACAAAATGATTTAGACAAAAAACCACCAATTAAAATTGGTGGTAGAACTAAAAGAAAACGCAATAAAAACAAAAAACGACCAAGAAAAATTACTCAAAGAAATACAAAGAAATAGTAAATGCGAATAATAATATAAATAATATTTTGTAAAACAATTATTTATATGAATCACGATAGTATATCATTGTATCAACATTGTAAATTCAATAATGCGAATGAATTTATTAATGTAATGAAGAACGTTTATTCAAATAAATATGGTTTTTCATATAATTTAGATGAACTGCATTTATTACTCGATGATTCAACAATAAACGAATCTGATAAAATGTATTTTAACGAAATACCGATTATTGGATTTAACGATAGAGATTCTATTTTTATTAAAGATTTCTATAATTTTATTGATAATACCAGTGGCTTTAAATATATTTATTTCAACTTCGTTCAATCGCATATTAAACCATTTTTTCCAAATGAAACTAATCTAGTTGTTCAAAAAACTCCAAATATAAGAATTAGCTTTCCAGAATTAACTGCTATAGGGCAGCACAGAAATTTATCTCATGATGATGAGGTAATCGGTATTCATTGCGATAGTGATTTTGGTCATAGTGAAGAAGAAATCAACTTCATCATACCAATTACAGAAATGTTCGATACAAATAGTATTTATTTTGAACCCGTATTAAACTCTACTATACCGTATTCAGAATACAACAATTTAAATATATCGCCTGATCATTTTTTTATAGGTTATTTTAATAAACTTAAACATTATAATAAAATAAATAAAACAGGAAAAACTAGAATCAGTTTAGATTTTCGTATAATACCATATTCAAAATATATGGAGAAATTGGAATTTTTTAAAGGAACTAAATTTGAAATTGGTAATTATTTCACGATAATGTAAAAAAATATCGATCGATATAATATTTTCTATTATTTTTATAAAACAATATAAAATATCCTTTCTAAATATTAAAATAAATGAAAACGATTTCAGTTGTTGGTATCGGTAGATTAGGTCTTGGATTTGCATTATTATTGGAAAATATAGGATATGATGTAGTTGGCGTAGATGTTTCCGAAGAATATGTTAAAAAAATAAATTCGAAAACATTAAATACAACAGAACCAGGATATACAGAATTATTGAAAAATTCAAAAAATTTCAAAGCTACGACTTCCCTGGAAGAAGGGTTAAATCATTCTGATTTAATATTTATTATAGTTCAAACACCGAATTCAGGCGGAGAGCGTTTTTATGATCATTCTATCTTATCAAATTTATTAATTAATATGAATCGATTAAGACCAATCGGAAAAGACATAATAATTGGTTGCACTGTTATGCCAAAATATATTGATGATATTGCAATACATCTCATTTCAAATTGTATAGATTGTCATCTTAGTTATAATCCAGAATTTGTTGCACAAGGCGAAATAATTAAAGGATTTAAGAATCCGGATATTATTTTAGTAGGAACAAATAACCAACTACTTGTACCAAAACTTAAAGAAGTATACTCTGGTATGAGTGTAAATCAACCAAAATTTTGTTTTATGACACCAATCGAAGCTGAGATTGTTAAAATATCATTAAATGGTTTCATTACAACAAAAATTAGTTATGCAAATATGATATCTGATTTATGCGATGAACTAAATGCCGATAAAACGGTTGTATTAAATGCGATTGGTAGCGATACACGTATTGGTAATAAATATTTTAGACCAGGTTATTCATTTGGTGGCCCTTGTTTCCCAAGAGATACAAAAGCATTAAAACTATTAGTATCACAAAATGGTATTGATGATGATTTGCTATCAGCTACCACAAAATACAATGAATACCATATTGAATACCAAGCAAATCAATTGCTTAAAGAAGATCAAGATATATATAAATTCGAAAATGTATGTTATAAGGAAAATTCGATTATACCAATTATAGAAGAGTCTGCTAAATTAAAAATTGCAAATAAGCTAGTAAAACGTGGTAAAACCGTAATTATATCTGATGTAAATGATATCATAAATGAAGTTAAGAAAGAATATGGGAATCGATTCATATATCAAATTATTGAACCACCAAATGTACAAACCATTCAAACAACGAATAATGTAGTATCTAATAATCCACACGTTAAAATAAATGAAGTATATAATTTTTGGAATGAACGACCATGTAATATTCGTCATTCAAACAAAGAAATTGGTACAAAAGAATATTTCGAAGAAGTAAGTAAGCGTAAATATATAGTAGAACCTCATATTATTGATTTTGCTAATTTCAAACAATATGATGGTAAAGACGTTCTCGAAGTAGGATGTGGTATTGGAACTGCAGCACAGTCATTTATTGAAAATGGCGCGAATTACACTGGTATTGATTTATCCGACCGTTCAATAGAAATAGCAAAACAAAGATTAAGTATATTTAATTTGAATGGAACATTATTTCAAGCAAATATTGAAGAATTAAATAATATCGAAAATAAAGAATTTGACCTTATTTATAGTTTCGGTGTATTACATCATACCCCAAATATCGATATAGCAATACGTAATATATTTAAAATGTTGAAAGTCGGCGGTGAATTTAAGCTTATGTTATATGCCAAAAATTCTCTAAAGAATTTTGAAATACAAGATGGACTAGATCAATATGAGGCACAAAATGGTGTTCCTATAGCAAATGTTTACACGAATGATGAAATACATTCAATATTAAAAGATTTTAAAAATATTAGTATTAAGCAAACACATATCTTTCCTTATAAAATTGAGGAATACAAAAAATACATATATGAAAAGAAAGATTATTTTAAACATATGCCACAAGATCTATTTGATTGCTTAGAAAAAAATCTAGGATGGCATCTATGTATAACATGCAATAAATAATCTATAATAATAAATATAAATAATTTATTATTATCTAACGTTCTATAGTCATTTATATATTTGGACATTTAAGTTCGCACAAAGCCTAAATGTGTATATCGATGATTTTTTATACTTCAAAAAAAATTTTATAGAAATGACCCCACCAACCATCGCTTCTATACAATCTATGTTTGTAAAATCATTTCATAGATACTATTTATATCAGTAAATGCATTTGGATATTTAAATTTAAATTCTTTAATCTTATTTTTATATTGTGTTCTATGTTGCAATAAAAAACCTTCGTTTATATCACACCAATCGTCAACTATCATGCATGGAAATATTTTGTATAAATTATCAAAAGGTGTATTTGTTCTTTTTACGATAGGAATGCTATCTAAATAAATTGCTTCATAAAATCGATGAGTATCTTCGCCACATCCCCTCGGACATAATACATAATCTGATTTGTGTGTATATTCATAATTAATCCATACGGGCACTTTTCCACAATGAATTGATGGTTGTTTTTCATATTCATTATCATTCAAATTAACTACAAACGGTTTATTATGTAATTCGTTATAACATCTATATCTCTCATTATGTGAATAACTAAAACAAAGTAAGCACAAAATATCTTTATCACGTTGATTTAATCCCTCTCTGTATAAATAATCATGAGAAAACCCTTTATGTCCAGGAAATACTTTTTCACAATCACGAATTCCAATAGGCATTATATGTATAAGTGGATTAACGTAAATATTATTTTGAATAAACAATCCTAATGTATATGGTAATAATAATTCTACTATATCATACGATACAATTGGTTCTTGTAGTAAATAAAAATACACTTTTATATTTTTATGTTTTATAATATTAATTAGTTCATATATAGATGTTGTTGTTTCCGTAATAGAAATAAATATACTATCTCCCATTTTTAATTCATTTACTAATTCTAAACCTATAATCATATCGTTTATACGATTTGTAAACATTAGATTACTATTCAAAGCATATCCTATAGTTGAAAATTTGAATAACAAATTATTATTATTATTATTTTTTGCGCAAATATATTTTTCCATTTATGTATTATTATCTTATATACTTTTTTTATATACTATTTTTATATATTATTGATATCATTTTCAGTTGTAGTATTTATCATTGTTATATTATTATTAAATATAATATTGTTTATATCCATTATATTCAAATTATGTAATCCAATGTTTTGCCGGTATATGCCAAAATGGACAATAATATATAACCCCTTCATTCAATAAAGCAGCTACATAACTAAAAGAACTACGCGACATTATTAATGAATCAGCTGCAACTAATCCTATAAAAGTTGTGTATATATCTTCATTTATATGAAACACTACATCATGTGATATATATTGAGTAAATATATCTTCATTACCCTGTGAATAAATATGAAATAAAATGTCTTTATCATTATACTGTCTTCTTATTTTATTCATTACATTTAAATAATATTCATCCGGTGTATCTGTACCATTTGTTCTATTGTCATGTGGATTTGGACGCCTTACATGAACCGCTACATTAAATTTATTATTTTTAAAATGATTTCGTTCTTTATTTTCCCAAAAAATATTCTTAATTTTATTTAATGTTTTACAATTTATATAATAATCAATATTATTCTCAAAATTTTTAATCAAAAAACCACAATTTAATAAATTGCAGCCTGGTGTTTCATTTAAATTAATATAATTTTTTTTCAAATTCATTAAATCTTCTATATTATCTATAAATTTATCATTATTATGATAATTATGATCTATTTTTTGTATGCTTCTATATGCATACATATTTTGACTTTCTTCTGCATACAATATACAATATATCATTGTTTGATACTGTGCGCCAAATCCATCGTCTCTATCGTTTTGGCAATAATAACTCATATTATTATTTTTATTGTATAATATTTATATTATTATTATAAATATTATTATCATACGATTCTAAAGAAAAACCGGATCACCATTCACATATTTACCTACTTCTAAACTTACATCACCGTCTTCATCTACGCAATAAATTATACCATTTTTCTCATTACTTGTATAATATGTTTTTCCGTCTATATTAACTTCATATACTTCAGCTTCCTCTTCTTCAGCTTCCTCTTCTTCACCTTCTTCTTCTTCACCTTCTTCTTCTTCAGCTTCTTCCTCTTCTACTTCCTCTTCTTCTACTTCCTCTTCTTCAGCTTCATCTTCTTCAGCTTCCTCTTCTTCTACTTCCTCTTCTTCAGCTTCCTCTTCTTCTACTTCCTCTTCTTCTACTTCCTCTTCTTCAGCTTCCTCTTCTTCAGCTTCCTCTTCCTCTTCCTCTTCTACTGCTTCCTCTTCCTCTTCCTCTTCTACTGCTTCCTCTTCCTCTTCCTCTTCTACTGCTTCCTCTTCTACTGCTTCCTCTTCTACTGCTTCAGCTTCCTCTTCCTCTTCTACTGATTCAGCTTCCTCTTCTACTGCTTCATCTTCCTCTTCGGTATTATTGCTTAATATTTCATATATAATATTATTATGTTCTGGTGTAGGTAATACAATTACTTCATCATCATCATCATCAATACGCGTTTGTTTATCGCATATTGGTTCCTCTTTTATTACTATATCTTTATATTTACGATTTAACTTTGGTAAGTTATTTGGTTTACATTTGCATACATTATTTAAGTTTTCTAATGTTAATAATGATACATTAGTTGTAATCAATTTAACTAATTTTTTCAAATTTTTATTTTTCTTCTTGAGTTTTTCATTTTCTTTTATTAATTTTTTTACAATAGGAATTTCTTGAACGTAGTAAAAATTCTCTAAATAATCACTCTTTTTAATATGCATTTTGTAGTAGGTTAATTATAATAATAAAAATTCTTTAACCTATTTTTATAATTATTTTATCATACAACTATCTTTATCCATGAATCTGGATACATATCACTTACATCATTTTGTATAGAAGGACCAAACCATACGCTCGGATAAAATACAATTTTACCGTCATTTATATTAAAATAAGCTCCCCACCAACTAAATGAGCTATTTGCAATAATGTTTATCTTACAACAACTCATTATTATCAACTGTTTCCAATCATCAATTGTATCATCTACTTTTATAAATTCTTTCACTTGGAATTTTAATTTTAATTTATCAATTACACCATTAACATATTCATTATCTTCTTCTTCACAAAAATATAAAACATTATATTTCGATAATTCTTCAGTCGGTATCATTTCTAATGATTTCTCGTAATATTCGTATGGCAATATTGGATGACAATCTTGTTTCGTTTTATAATCACCTAATCTAAAATGCATACTAATTGTATTTTTTTCATTAAATAATTCGGGATATTCATTTAATATATCTAATTGTATTCCATAAATACCAATCAAATCAAATATTTTATCTTGTACTTCTTGAAAATATTTATAACTTTGGAAATAACCATTAAACATTACATTATCGATTTTTGGAATTTCTGTATAATTAAAACGCGGTTCATTATACACGGGGTGTTTATATAATAAATTATTTATAAAAATATTACTATTATTAAAGTTTTGAGGATTTGCTGTGTACATTCTTATATTTTTAAAAAAAGTATCCCAATAAGTTGGTCTTTCTACGCCAGTAGTTAATTTATCTGAATATGGAAATATAAATGGTATTTCATTTTTAATAGCTACAGCCATTACCATCATTATTTGAAATAATTGATTGCCCAATCCGCCCATTAAATTGCATGTAATCATTTTATTTTATACTTATATAATTAGTATAGTGTTTATATATAATATATTTTATAATAAATAAATATAAAATATATTTTATGAATTTAACCCAAATTTATCTCGCATTATACTGTTTTTACTAGGTCCCTGCTGTTTTTCACTTTGTCGTTTTACTTTATAAACACTATTTGAATTGGATTGTGTATTATTTGCCGTTCCATAAATACTCATTATAAAATTATCATTATCTTCAAATAATTCTGGTAAAATCCGTGTCATTGGTTTTTCAACAACCAATAATAAATGTTCAGTTTTCAATAATCTTCTATATTCTTGAATAGATAAATTTCCATAAAACTTTTCTAACAAATAATATGGATTTGGTGCAGGTTTTATATTTTTTTTATATTCATAAACTTTACCATAGATCTGATTTAATAAATGATATCTTTCAAATTTGGTCGAATCATCTAAGTTCTCTTTCATCAAATATGCAACCGCACATTCGGGTCTACAAAAAGATCCATATCCATATAGTTTATCATCGATTTCATGTTTTGGTATATAACATGGCGGATTGTCATATTCGTATGTACACCAAAAGCAAGCAGATTTTTTATCTTGTAGAGTATTCTTATATAAATTAAGTTTGACTTGCTTCAATTTCATATTAATATCTTTCATATTTATTTCAGAATCGTCATTGTTCTCAAGTTCATTCATATTTGCTGTACACAATTGACATACATTGGTTGATGTAAGATGCTTATTTAATTCCGAATATGCATATTTTGCATTAACTGTTTTTCCACTATTTTCTTCATATGTAGTAAATATATTACCAACTTCATTACTATTATATGTTTGTATTTCTGGTGGTATCTCCGGATTATAATTAAATTCGTTATTCATTGCCTTACTTGTTTTATAATAAACATCTAATTCAGTAAGAGAACATTTTAAATGCAAAATAATATTCGCTACAGCATCTGGTTTATTATCAGATTCACTAGTTTTTAAAATTAATTTGCCGCCCTTCGGTTTTCTACCGCGTTTCTTTACCGTTTTATCTTGAACATTTTCGTCGTCATTAATTGAAATTGTTATATTATTATTAGTTTCATTTTGCGGTGTATCTGATATTTCTATCAAAGTAGGTTGTACTCGCTTTTTACGACCACGTTTTTTCTTTTCCATTTCCATTTTAATTATAACATGTTCTCCATTTTATATTATTTTCAAAAACTATTTATGGCAATTTTATGTATTTTATGTAGTTATAATTGCACATTTTATATTTTTAGCCCTACTTGTAAATACCAGTTGGATAAATAACTTTAATTTCATATTATTGGCATCATATATAAAAGTATAAAAAGTAGGGGTCTATTATTAATAGTTTTTTTTTGAAAATGGACATACTTTTTTATGTCCATTTTTTTTTTTATAAAAAAAGTTTTTCAAGGACTTTTTTCAAAAAATCGATATTTTGAGTTTCTTAGCATAATGCTGTAAATTCGGTTTTTCTAAAAATAGCATGACTGCATACTTTTTTTTTGAAAAAAATGGTGCAACTTTTTGGTCCCCGCGAACATCTGAAGCCCCTTTGTTATTTTTCCGTTTTTTTATTTTATTATTGAAAATGCAGTAAAAAATATAATATATTTACAAATGGCTGCATAAAATTGGCTGCATAGCCCTTTTTGATGTCTGAAGGCTTCAGATGTCAAAAAGGACCAAAAATGCAACTTTTTTGTCATTTATGTATATTAGCATGTATGCAGTGAAAAAAATATAATAAATATTAATTTTTTTAAAAAATTAATGTGCAACTTTTTGGTCCTTAAAAATATCTGAATAATTTAGAAAAACTTCAGATGTCAAAAAGGACCAAAAAGTTGCAACTTGAGGCATCCGCGAATTATATTTGTAATCCATGCAGCTACATATGTGATAAAAAATTTACATTTTGTAAGCATTTACACACTGCTAAACATTTAAAAAATGTTAACTTACAACCTACCGAAGAAATTATTGTTAATAATGTTAATGTCATTATAACGAATGATGCTGCTGAAATATATGATTGTAGTTATTGCAACTTTACGTGCAATAAGAAATCGCACTATGATAGGCATTTAGATACAAAGAAACATTTATTTAATGTAGGATATATAAAAACTACTGCATATAAGGAGTTATTATATGAATGTATTAAGTGTAAAAAAAATTATTCTAATTATAAATCGTTTTATAGTCATAAAATAAAATGTAAAAATGAAATAACCTTACCAGAAACGATACAACGAGACAATAAAATAGAAGATACAACAAATTCATCAAATTATATTGAAATAATTAATAAATTATTAGTGGATAACCAAGAACTTAGAACTTTTGTAGTAGGCCAGAGTCAAGAGATGATGAAAATTATGTCTGAACAAAATTCAAAATTAATTGAAATGTCTAAGTCCAATATTACAAATAATAATACTATCAATGCTAATATTAATAACCATAAATTTAATATAAACGTATTCTTGAATGATCATTGTAAAGATGCCATGAATTTTCCAGATTTCATAGAAAGTATTGATATAACGCACGCCGATTTGGAGAACAATGCACAATTGGGGTTTGTTAATGGAATATCCAAAATTATACTCGACAATTTGAAGCAATTAAGTATTTATGAGAGACCAATACATTGTACGGATGTTAAACGCGAAACAATGTATATAAAATATGACGATAGATGGAATAAAGAAGATAATTTAGATAAATTGAATAGTGCAATTCGAGATGTATCCTATAAAAGTATTTCGACATTAAATCAATGGAAAGAGGCGAATCCAGAATACCAAGATATTAATTCTGATTTTTCGAATAAATGCATGGTTATATCACAAAATACATTGGCTGGTTATAACAGAGATTCATATTACCCAAAAGTAATTAAATTAATTTCAAAGGAAGTCGCTCTTGGTAAAAATATTATACCGACAAATGAATAATATATTATACAATGAAATGAATGTGTAATATATTATTTTACATAAGAAATGGATAAACTAACCATTGTTTGTTTATATAAGTATTATCAATTATATATTCTTGTAAATTATGCAATATGTATCTATAAAAATACGACTTATGAACAATAAATGCACGTTTTGAACTGTTATTTATTGGAATATCCTCATCAAGTGTAAATTGATTTGATATATTACATTTCGAATGGTTCGCACGATAATGATATTTACAATAATAGAGATATGCGTCATATATAGAAATGTCAATATTACAGTTTTGTTTATCAGTATGCAATTCTTTTAATGCAATTTTGATATCCTTCTTTTTATCCCATAAGGTACATCTTGTTGATTGTATATATTTTTCAGATTCAATTACTATATCTGGATAATAATAACAGATTATGTCAATTATTCTTTCATCATTAATTCCGAGTATTTTTTCGTTTTGATTATTTCGCCATTTATTAAATAAATATTTAATTTCTTCTATTTCTAATCCTTGTTCAGATTCGTCGCATACCATTGTACTATCCCAAAATGTTAAAAATCGTTGTATTTCTGGTAAAAAATTACTAAAAATATTTTGGAATGAATCAGTATCTGCTACATATCTATCGTTCATTTTTTCAATTAGGATATTCTTTAACGGGGTTTGAAAAACAACAGTCGGCAATTTTTTTGCATTTAAAAAATGTTTCCATAAATATTGTAAGTTTTTCCAAGATACTTGAGAACTTTTATCGCCGTTGTTATCAAGATTATCAAATCGAATATATTCATTGATAAAAATCGTAATCAAATTCTCTATATTCAGATTTTTTAAATAAAACACATAGGATTGCAATGCACTATCTTGTGAGGAATGTACATATTCATCAGAGTTAGTATAACGTATAGAATAATGACACGCTACACACAACATATCTAATCCAATTTCTCTTATAATGTTCTCGAATATAGATAAATATTTGATACTCTCGTGGAAATTTAATAAACGACTATTGTAATACTCGTGTCCGTGATATTTAAATTTTAAAGTATGTAATAGATTAATACCAAGATATTCGATACACATTGCATTTACCATCTTTATAAAATTTTTAGTGTAAGGTTGTAAGAAATGGTTCAAGTGTGAATTTTTCTTAAATATGTTGTCTCCTAATACAGTAAGAAAATATTTTGTTTCAGTTTTAGTTGAAAAAAACGAAGGGTATAATGACATAATTACACGTTGAATCGTTTCAGATTCAGGAACAGATTTTATTAACAAGTTTTCTTTTATGCGTTTCATAATCGATGTTTTCGTTTTATATTTCCATGAAATCAGATTGCGGTCTTTTGTAATTGTACTTAATATATTATGTAGGATTTCATCTTCACTATATACTTTGTACTTTACACCATCATAATAAAAAAATTTATCTGTGGATGGCACATAAAAATATTTATTATTTGTTAAAAAAGTTTCTATAAATGATTCTTGCTCTGTTGTTAATTCTTCTGTTCGAGTAATTCTTAGTTGTCTATTAACGAATGTATTTTGGAGAACATTCGGTAATTGATTGCATATATAATTATGTGTTTTCAACGCCATATATGGGTCGTCTGCATATCTTGTATATAGTTCTTGTACAATAAATATTGCGTAGGATACATCAATTACAGTGTTGGTTTTCTTATTTTCTTCTTGTGTAATTTCATGATTTATTGAATTTTCTAAAAAATTGGGAGAACATCCTAATAAAGGAGAATCTATACTACTCATATTATCGATTATTTGTAAAAAATAATATTAAAGATTTATATTGTTTTTTACATTGTAAATTTATAGTGTAATTACGCTTTTTATTGTCGTTGATTTATAGTATTCATCATTAGCATCAACCATAGAAGATTTCATATATTTTACAATCGCAATGTTTGAATTCATCATTTCTGATTTATCCAATACAGCAAACCATTGATACTTAGTTCGTTTTAATACTTCATCTGCTGGAATGTAAATACCATAACAATTTTGTTCCAAATCCAAATATTGTTCTTCCATTAAATTTTCTAAAAGTATTTGTTTGCGTTTAGTATTTTTGATACCAATGTTTTCTCCACCGATTAAATTCATTTTTTGATTATTAATTGCTTTAATACACCACTGACTTGTATCTCCTAAAAATTCATTTTGACTTGTAAAATGTGGACTTTGATTACGTTGTTTTAAATATTTAATTAATTCTAAAACGGTATCATCATTTTTATTGGAACCCATAAAATAAACATTTGGCATAAATAATAAACGTTGTTTTTGTTCTACTAAATTGCTTGTACGGTTAATGGATTCTGATACAAATGGACGCCCGCCAAATAATCCTTCGTTGTATAATTCACGTAAATTTTTTAAACATAAAAATGAATCTGGAACTACCATACCTCCATAATAATATATTAACTGCAATAATCCTAATTCGCGAAAATGAGATTTCATTGGTTCAGCTATTGTGGATACATCAATATCCCAATTTGGGATAAGCTTACTAAATGTTTCATCATCGATTAAGCAAATATGGAAATCATCTCCACAATGATCAATAATAGATTGTATTGTTATATGAAGATATGGTTGGTTTAAATTTGTGGTGTTTCGTGAGTGAAAATCTTTCCATTTACGCGCATTAATTTCATATTTAGAATGTATCCAAATCTTGGGTTTATTGAATCCGTATAGTGGCGAATCATTTAATAGATATTTTTTGATCAATTCATATTCGTCATCTTTGTTGTTAAAATTTTGTTTAAACTTGTTTCCTACATAACTAGCTACCATAATTAAGCTAAATGCAAATAAATAATGGTATGCATTTTTACTATTAAACATCATATTGTATAGTATATATATAATATATTATACATTTGTATTTTATTTATTGAATTATCTAAAAATAAATATGATATTCAATATCATACTTTGATTCAATGTATTTAACATTAGAATTGAACAGAATGCAATTATTTTTACATATTTGTCTTATAATTGTAGTGAAAGTATTATATGTATGTTTGCGTGTAATGTAAAATTGTTTGGAATTATGATAATAGTTTATTATTGTATTTAAAAATGGCTCGTTTAGATTATGAAATATCATTATTTTGTAAGCATTTACATCGAATACATAATATTTATCTTTTTTTAAACATATTTTTTCCAGCAATTCAAATAAAATTTCATTCGGTAATAATTTACAAAATAATTGATTACTCATTATCTATTTTTACAATGGAATATCTATTTATATTATATATTATATATTTATAAAGACATGCCAAAAAACATCGAAAATTGTTGTAAATATTCAGTAAAGAATAAAAAAAATAAATTATGTATTCGTAAAAGTGATAAAAAAATATTCAAATTGCCAAGAAGATTCACGCGAAAAAATTGTATTACAAAACCGATACGCGGGTATAGTATGCGTTCTTCGTGTTCTCCTTATAAAGATTGCGTAATAAAATTATAATTCATAGATTACAATATCGTGTAATTCGTTCGTAAATAACGCTAATTCTATGACATCCTCATGTATATTATGAAAAATAGTAATATATTTACAAATGATTGGTATGATTTTGTATTTTTGCGTTTCGTTTAATAATTGAGTTTTTTTTATAAATACAAAAAAATAATCTAATATATCAATTACAGAGTATCCATAGTCATAAATATCATATAAGATTTTGATAGGATTATTGAGTGAATCATTTGAACGAAATGCTAATATATAGTCTTGAAATTTTTGAAATGAAATGTTAGAACACATTTTCTTAAATGTATCCAATGATATTTGTTTTTCGATTATATATAATTTTTCAAGGTTATTAATTACATTTCTTATAGAATTTTCAGAAATATCCAATATATAATCTTTTATACTATTATCAACTTTAATATTCTCATTTATAATAATATTATCCATTATATCTTTTACTGCTTTATTTGATAATGAATTTATTTTTAATATATGAGTTCGAGATTGAATACTTTCAATTATTTTTTGTATATTCGAACAAGCTGAAATAAAATTAACATTATTATTGTATTTGTCAATATAATTTCGAAATATTTGCTGACATTGTTCATTAATTGTATCTATATCGTCAATTATAATCATTTTTTTCTTTCCATGTATCGATGAATGCGATTGACAGAATGTTTTCATTTCATTTCTATAAAAATTAATGCCTTGTTCTTTGAGATTATTAATAAACATAATATTTGTTTCGGGTAGTGTATCAGTTGTTTTCAATCCATAATATTCACGAATTAATGCATATAAAAATGAGGTTTTTCCACTACTTGGCCCTCCGATTAGCAGTAAATTTAAATCATCAATATTAATTAATACTTTTAAAATTGTACAAAAATCTTCATTCATATGAAAATCTTTAATATAATATGGTTTATACTTGTTAATTATAGTATCCATTTTGATAATAAATATAAAAATTATATTTTTATTTAGTTTTTTCAATAAAAATATATAGAAATATCGTTTTTACTATTATTATATATGTATAAATAATGCCTAGAAATTTTTACGATGTTTTAGGTGTATCCAAAGATGCTACAGATGAGGATATTAAGAAAGCATATAGAAAGTTATCATTACAGTATCATCCGGATAGAAACAATAATCCAGATGCTCTTGAAAAGTTTAAAGAAATTAATGAAGCAAATGAACATTTAAGTGATCGTAATAAAAGACAGCAATATGATTTGGAACAAAGTGGTGGATTTCCAGGTGGATTTCCAGGTGGATTTCCGGGTGGATTTCCGGGTAATGAATTTCATGATATAAATCAGTTATTCAGTGCTTTTTTTGGAGGTGGAGGAGGAGGATTTCCTGGAATGAATGATGATATGGGAATGCCAGGAATGCCAGGAATACGAATATTTCACCAAGGAGGAGGAAATCCAATGCCATCTCAGTTTTTTCAACAATTGAATAAGCCGCCGCCTATTATAAAAAATATACAAATTACATTAGAACAAATATATTTTGGTGGGTCAGTTCCAATTGAAATTGAAAAGTGGAATGTAATTAATAATTTAAGAGAAGATGAGAAACAAGTAATTCATATAACTATACCAGCAGGAATTGACGACAATGAAGTAATCGTTTTAAGAGAATGTGGTAATACCATAAATGGTACATTGAAAGGAGATATTAAAATTTGTATTAAAACATTAAACGATACTGAATTCAAGCGAAACGGGTTGGATTTATCTATTACTAAAAATATAACATTAAAAGAGGCATTGTGTGGGTTTAAGTTTGATATTCAACATATTAATAGAAAAACATTCTCCTTTAATAATTTGAACGAGCCAATTGTAGTTAAGCCTGGGTTTAAGAAAACTATACCTGGTCTTGGCATGAAGCGAGAAAACGCTACAGGTAATTTAATAATCGATTTTAATATTACTTTTCCAGATAAATTAACGGAAGAACAACGTACTGCAATTGAAAATTTATTATAAATAACTAATCATTTTACGTATTACATGTATATCTACATTGTACTATACATGTAATTTATGATGAAATACGTTTTGTTGGGATAGATACATCCACTAAATAAATGGAATTTTCTGTTAAAATAATATATTCTTTACCTACCTTATAAATTTTTGAAATAGGACTTGTATATTCTTCCTCACTTTTAACTAATAGTTTTTCATTGTCTTCTTTAACCCCAATTAAAACGGTTTTGTCTAAGGAATTGGTCCAATAGTCCATTAGTATTGGTTTGTCTTCGACAATTGCAAGCTTAGTAGCATGTAAAAGGGTATTGACTTCGGGTAATCTATACCCATTATGTGTAGTATTTGAATCGGGAGTACTCATTGTTTATATTATAATAAATTATAGAAAATAATTCTTTTTAATCTTTATATTAATTAATTTATATATAATAAAAATGAAAGAGGGTATTATTTATAAATATTTGGATATTTGTATAAATTATTTTAATTTTATGGAAAAATCGTTGTTTTTAACTTCATTATACAACTCTAATTTTTTATTATTAATTGGATTTCGTGCAATAAATCATGTATTTTTATTTAATTCAAATTATATAGATTCTGCTGTAGAAAATACAGAAAAAGCGTACATTTATTATTTAGAATATTTGGAACAATTAAATAAAACAAATATGATGAATGAATTGAATCATATGGATGCCATATTATTTTTATATAATAAAACTATACCGAATTATACCAGTAATTCTAGTGAATCTACGGAAATAGTAAATAAAATAGATACAGTAGATTATGAAATCTATAATCAAATTATGTTAATTTTTCATTTTATAAACAGTCTTTTATTTTGGGAAAACCAAAATATTAAAAGATATGAAATTGTCAAAGAATATATATTTGATTATATTAAATTATTTTTATTATTACCCGAAACCGATATATTGAATTTATATTTTGAATTAGCTCAAAAAAATATTTTATTATTAAATAACGATAATTATGTTTATTTTTTAAAAGAGTCGCATAAACAAATTCGAAAAAAAATAAATAAGAATAAAAACTATTGTATTGAATGGGAAAAAAAATATATACAAAAATTATCAGATATAGATATTAAATGTAATACCATAAAAGATCTTATACACAATTTACTAGATTGATTTGCAATTTTCATTGTAATATTCATTTGTCATAAATATAGTTTTTTTACGCAATTTTATATTTTTATTTTTTATTACTTGTACCTCATTTTCAACATGAATATTATTGTACTCTGTTTCTAGTATATTTTTTATAAAATTATAAATAAAACGCAGTATTTTTTCAGAGCAATTTCCAACAATTAAACAACTACCTGTTCTAAAAATCATAAATGATACCTCTGTATATTTTTTATTTTCAATTAATTCGCTCATTTTCATATTACGGTCTTCTATTAATATTTTACCGTTTTGTTTGACTTCATCAAATCCAATATCGTTGTTAAAATAAAATTTACATTTTACTCCTGGATAACTACATGGTTCATATGCTGTTTCAATTCCATATTTTTCACTTCTTAAAATTGCATATAATTTATCACGATTAATAAAATATCCACAATTGAAATTCGAATTTATAAGTACATTATCATTGTCCTCATTGTCTATGAATTCGATTTGTTTAGGCAAATATGATTGCAAAACTTCCAAAATCATTAATTTCACTGTATCTAATAACTCAGAATTTAGAATACCAGGTATTTCTAATTTTCCAGTATTGAAAACCTTAACGTGAATTTCTTTAAACGTTCCTTTACAATCAAACCGTAATATCATAGCAAAACAATTATAAAATGCGTTTTTTATTTTACCGCGCGAATTTATAATATCTTTTTTCGATAATCCAATTGTAATTTTTCGTTCATCTTTAAATTTTATACGCCTAGCTTCTGGGTTATTAATTTGCTTTATTATATTTTCAGTATAGTAAGATACCTTTTTTAAACGTTCTTGTATTTCTTCATATTCTTCTGGTGTTTTAGAAACAATTTTCATTTGTTTTTTTATAACTCCAGAATTTGGTTTCCAATATTCTATAATTGGAATATTCCAAAAAACGTTATTTATATCAATCTCTTGGTTTAAAAATAAGACCTTGGTTTTTGTTGAAATATATAATTCGTCGCATTTAGGAACAATGTTATTACTTATAATATTTGGTTTTTCTTCAATTATTTTTAGTTTTACTGAGTTAGAACTTTTATTTAATAATCCTCCAACACAAGAACTTGTATTTTGTGTTGATAAATACTGCATCCATTCATCATCAATCGAAAATGACATTCTATTTGTTATAATACATATAAAGAGAATATAAAGTCTTTATATTATTTCAATTTTTTATATTATTTATTGTATTATATTTTTTACATATGAAATGTCTCGATGTATATAATAATTTATTTGTAATAAATTATTCTATATATAATATTTATATTAAAATGGAGGAGCGTGTGCAATCTATATCACTACCGTCATATAAGATAGAGAATAATTCAAAAAAATTAAAACAAAATACGAATTCTATTAAAATTATGAAATGTGATATTAATAATAAATTCGAACCTGAATTTATATCAGGAACGCCGCCTACTCATTTTATCGAGATATTGAAAAAAAGAATCGATGTATATTCTTCAATTCGAGCGTAATTACAATAACAATATCATATATTTTTAGTATAATATTCGTGTAATTGATAACAGAAGTAATTTAAAGATTGTTCTATTTTAACATCAGTATTATGTATTAAATTGGTTATTATATTTAATATATCTTTTTGTATTATTGTTGGTTTATTACGTATAATATAGTTAAAATAATTGATAATAATTGTTTTTTTATCAATATTATATTCATTACTTAGTTCATGCATATATAGTACAATATCAGTTGGATTCGATTTCTTATTTATCAGCATTTTATGTATATTTTCAAAATTATTATTATTGATTATTTTTATATGTAATTCATTTGATTTGAGGGTTTGATTCAATTGAATAAAATTAACCATACTTCTAATGTCAGAATGATACATATTTTGGATTGTATAAATTGAATCGTCGTTTATATTTAATTTTTCATTGATTGAAATGTTCTTTATAAAGTTATGAATATCTGATTTGGGTAATTGATTAAAACGAATGCAAATAAATTCATTTTGTAATGATTCTTCAATTTTACTTATGTAATTACATATCAAACAAAATTTAATATTATTTGAGCACGTTTGTAGTAAATATTTTAAAGCCTGTTGTGCATTTTTAGTCATATAATCAACTTCATCCAATATTACAAACTTTAAACCAGTATCAAATAAATTTTTAGTTTTAACAAATGTTTGGATTTGGTTTCTTATAATATCAATTCCTCTTTCATCGGATGCGTTCAAATGTATTACAAGATTTTTATTTATCTTATAATGTTTTGCCTGAAATTCATTGATTAAATTGATAATAGTAGTTGTTTTACCAGTTCCAGGTGGGCCATAAAAAAGTAGATTTGGAAAATAATTTTTTTCTAATATATTTTGGAATAATTCGCGATTTAATGGATCAAGGACGATATTATCAAATTCAGTCGGTCTATATTTCTCAACCCAAGGAATCGTATTCGATTTTTCCATGTGGAATACATAATGTAATTTTTATGTTTTATATTTATTTTACTTTTGTAAATATAATACGCTATATAAAATAATTATTTTCTTGTAAAATTCGTGTATAATTGTAAAAATCGTCTATGCTCATATAATGACATGCTATTATATTTTGAATGTTAACCATATTTAAATGACAAGGATATCCAATGTAATTACATGTTAAAAATGTTAAATCATCCGCGTAAATAATTGTCGCGTTTATATTCTCCTGTTGAACATAATAACTAACTGCTACATCACATGCAGGTATTAAATGTTGAATATTATTTTGAATGCATATATTTATCCAGTCTGACATCAATTTATTTAATTGTGGATATATTTTTTCCAAACAATTATATGTAATAATAAATCCTGGACCTCCTGCATGAAAATAATAATTCTTATCGCCAATTTTACGACTACATCCATGACCTCCAATATATGAGGACTCGAGTGGGTTAAATTTATTTATATAATACAGTAATTTTGGTATATTTAAATATGTATCAGTACCACAGCATATAACAAATTCTGGTTTGTAATTTTCATATATATATTTTAATCCCAAAAATTGCTTATACGATGCAGATAGATAATCATCTTTAACAGTTGGTAAATTTATATAGTTAGGACCAACAAATTCAGGATTAACCTCTTCACCTAAAAAAAATAATAGTTTTACTTCATTTGTACATAATTTCCCCCAAGTTGCATTTATAGCGTTGATTTCATTTATATATTTGTCAATTTTATCACAAGCGTAAACACATATAATTAATTTGTATTCTTTTTTATGTTCTTGCATTTGTCTTTTATCGTAATTATATGTTTATATTATTTATTTATTTATTATTTATATCAAATATTTTAGGCCATTGTATTGGAATACAAAATAAACAACACGTTGATGATCTATCTGTATTATATGTATTTGGCGTAGAATCAATTGGCATTATATAAAAACTAGGATCAGATTCTATATTTAATTTACATTTTTTCGATTTTTTATAAAATATTTTATTCATTTTCTTATCTTTAATGTTTTCTCCAGTATCTACCTTGTGCATGTAATAATCAATCATTTCTTGATTTGTTAATGGAGTGGTTGTTGATTGCATTCTTTTATACTTCTTTAACATAATAAAATAAACGATAACAAATATTTCAATTTTATAGAATAAAATTGAAATAAATAACATAAGTTAAATAATAACAAATAAATTCTCTAAATAAATCTAAATAATAAGATGGAAAATGGCTTTTTAGAAATAGTTTTAGGACCAATGTTTTCAGGAAAAACTAGCGCATTAATAAAAAAATATAATGAACTGAAAAGCCAGACAGAAAAAGTAATTGCCGTTAATTTTATTGCAGATAAACGATATCATGATACACTATTGTCTTCCCATGATAAAGTAATGATCCCTTGTATAATGATTGAAGATATTCATGATTCGTGGTATAATACAAATAATGAATATTATTCGATATTGCACGGATGTGAATATATATTGATAAACGAAGCGCAATTTTTCAATAAATTATATGAGGTCGTAATTAGTATGTTAGATCATAGTAAAAAAGTATATTTGTATGGATTAGATGGAGATTTTAACAGAAATAAATTTGGACAAATGTTAGATTTGATTCCATTATGCGATAATGTTCAAAAATTACATGCAAAATGCGATAAATGTAATTTACATGCAATATTTTCACATAGAATTACGAATGAATCTTCTCAAGTAGTAATTGGTTCCGATAATTACATTCCATTATGTAGAAATTGTTATGTTAATAAAAAGAAATAATTTCAAATAAATTGGTATTTGTAATATAGAGTATTTTTTTATAGTATAATAATATATAATTTATTATACTATGAGTGATGTTTTAGATAATACAGATCCAGTGGTATCAGACCCAGTGGTATCAGACCCAGTGGTATCAGACCCAGTGGTATCAGACCCAGTATCAGACCCAGTATCAGACCCAGTATCAGACCCAGTATCAGACCCAAACGTTCATATAGTTGCAGATCCATTTAGCTATATGATTGCGACACCGACTGCAGAACCAACACCAACACTAGAACCAGTGATTGTTCTAACGCCTGCTGAAATAAGCGCACAAAAATGTACGTACATAAATAATATACAAATTGTTCCGACTATCTTGAATGAAAATGAATTGCATATTGAACCAATTGTATTTGAAAATTACGTAGCAATGGAACAACTATCGAATGATAATATAGATGGTATTGTGTATAAGTATTCTGTATATGGCAATCCAGCAATGAATTTATTATCTAGACCATTTCATACTACAGAACAAATGTATGAAGATGTAGGCTTAACCGAAAGAACCAAAAGTATATTACAGCAATATTTAAATTCATTATTAGAAAAAAAAGAAAAAATTAATATTCTTGAATTAGGAGTAGCCGATAATGGTAATACAAATTCTACAACACAGATATTGATATCAAATAAACGACCCCAAGATGTTTATTGTGGTATTGATATCATTCAAAAAAATGCATGGAATGGTGAAAATATAAATATTATTCATTCACCATCAGAATATATTGATATTAACATAGATAGATTAAATAGTTTAAATGTGAATGAAATTGATATGTTAGTTATTGATGGCTGGCACAGTATGGAACAATTATATAAAGAATGGCAATATACTCGAATCTTATCCAGTGTAGGAGTAGTATTTATAAACAGTGTTAATTTATATCCAGGTCCTTATTATATTACTAAAAGTATTGATGATACAAAATATGATATATATAGATATTTATCTGATGTGAAAGACAATGGCATTTGTGTAGCAGTTCGTAAATAATTTTATACTAAATAAATTACTATAAAATTATTATTTAACAAAATTAAACTGTGCGATTTTTACGAGTGCCAATTTTAACATATCCGAATTTGCCTTTTTTGTATCCATATCCGGCTTTCTCTAAACGTTTCTCTTTTTTAGCAGTCTTGTGTTTCTTTAATGATACAACTCTACCGTGTTTATTCATTACTAAATCTTTTGCAGTTAGCCCACCACTGGTTTTGTATGCATTACCTCTTAAAACTTGGATTCTTGAACCGACTAATTCAGGATAAGTTTTACCGTGAACGTGATATAATCCGTCTTCGTGTCTGTCTGGTCTTTTCATTCTGTTATATAATATAATATAATATAAGAAAATATTATGTTATGCTAAAATAAAATTAGGATGAAGTATTGTTATTGGTTATAGAATTCGCACTATATTGTCTTATATATTGAGAACACCGCATTGCCTTGCTTTGCTGTGTTGAATTTGTCGCAGTATTAAATTTTTTTAGATTTTTTTGCGTATCCGCTTTTTCACAGTTTGATGCAGCACAATATTTAAATATATCATTTGAACGTTTCCATTTCATCAACATGGTTTATATATATTATTATATAATAATATATTATATTTTATTAACAAAAATTGAAACACTAAATAAAGATATAAATATAGGTATATTATTTGCTTATTCTTATAAATCATGACAACCGAAACTAAACTTGCACAACAATATCAACGTAAAACAGACCGACAACATATCTTGGATAATCCAGATACATACATTGGTTCCGTTGAAAATGTCGATGCTAATATGTGGATATATGAAGAAGATACTAAAAAAATCAGTTTAAAAAACATCGAATACGTTCCAGGATTATACAAACTATTTGATGAAGGTATTGTTAACTGCAGAGATCATGTAATTCGTATGATTCAATCTCCTATCCTAGATAAAAAATTTGTTTCAGAAATTGCGGTGTCTGTTGGCGAGGATGGAATCATAACCATGACGAATGATGGTAATGGTATTGATGTAGCAAAACATCCAGAATACAACATTTGGATTCCTGAACTCATTTTCGGTCATTTACGAACATCTACAAATTATAACACAGAAGAGAAAAAAATCGTAGGTGGTAAGAATGGATTTGGATTTAAACTAGTACTTATATGGTCAACATATGGTAGAATCGAGACAATCGACCATATCAGAGGGCTAAAATACGTACAAGAATTTAAAAACAATTTAACTGAAATTTGCCCGCCTATAATTACAAAAGTAAAAACTAGCAAACCTTATACAACAATTACATTTAAACCGGATTATGTAAGATTTGGAATGCCCGGTGGAATTACATCGGATATGTTTTCACTTATGAAAAAACGTGCTTTTGATATAGCCGCGGTAACTGACCATTCAGTTAAAAAAATCAAGGTTAAATTCAACGATGAATTGGTACCCGTTAAAAACTTTCAACAATATATTGATATGTATATTGGTGCGAAAGATGCTTCTCCAAGAGTGTATGAATCAAATGATGATCGATGGGAATATGCAGTCGCACTTTCACCTACTCATGAATTTACACAAGTATCATTTGTGAATGGTATATGTACATTTAAAGGAGGTAAGCATGTAGATTATATTATGGGACAAATTACCAGAAAATTGGCAGCATATATTGAAAAGAAGAAAAAGATAAACGTTAATCAAAATTCAATCAAAGAACAATTGATCTTGTTTTTAAGATGCGATGTTGAAAATCCAGCGTTTGATAGTCAAACAAAAGATTTCATGAATACACCTTCTACAAAGTTCGGTTCAAGTTGTATTGTATCAGATAATTTCATTGAAAAAGTAGCAAAAATGGGTGTCATGGATGTAGCGTGTTCTCTTACAGAAGCAAAAGAAAACCGTGCTGTAGCAAAAAAAACGGACGGGTCTAAAACAAAAACCATTCGCGGAATTCAAAATTTCATTGATGCCAATTATAGTGGAACTGAAAAATCAAATGAATGTATTTTAATTTTATGTGAGGGATTAAGTGCATTGTCTGGTATTGTTTCAGGATTATCCAGTAATGATCGTAATACAATTGGTATTTATCCACTAAAAGGTAAGTTGCTGAATGTACGCGGTGAAACGGTTAAAAAAGTATCCGAAAATAAAGAGATTACAGATTTAAAGAAAATTTTAGGCTTAGAAAATGGTAGAGAATACAAAACAATGACAGATGTTCATCGTAATTTACGATATGGTAAAATCATGATTCTTTGTGATCAAGATACAGATGGTTCTCATATAAAAGGTTTATGTATTAACTTGTTTCACAGTGAATGGGCGTCTTTAATCAAGATACCTGGATTCTTATCATTTATGAATACCCCTATTTTGAGAGCAAAGAAAGGAAGCCAAACGTTGTTGTTTTACAATGATGGTGAGTATCAAAGATGGAAAGATTCTATTGGACAACACATTGCAAATACATGGACGATTAAATATTTTAAAGGGTTGGGTACTTCAACGTCATCGGAATTCAAAGAATATTTTGCGAATAAGAAGATAGTTGATTTCGTGTATAGTGAAAATAGTGATGATACCATTGATAAAATTTTCAATAAAAAAAGAGCAGATGATCGTAAGACATGGCTTGAATCATATGATAAAACCAGTTATTTAGATACAACGAGACTAAGTGTTCAATATGAAGAATTTATCAATAATGAAATGATCCATTTTAGTACATATGATTGTGCGAGGTCAATCCCAAATATGGTAGATGGGTTAAAAATATCTCTTCGAAAAATATTGTATTCTGCGTTTAAACGCAAATTAACATCTGAAATTAAAGTAGCTCAATTTTCAGGGTATGTATCAGAACATAGCGCATACCATCACGGCGAAGCTTCATTAAATGGTGCTATTGTTAATATGGCACAAAATTTCGTAGGTTCAAATAACATAAATCTATTACAACCTAACGGACAATTTGGTACTAGATTACATGGCGGTGATGATAGTGCAAGTGAAAGATATATTTTCACTATGTTAAATAATTTAACTCGTTGTATTTTCCCAGACGCAGATGATTCTGTATTGAATTATTTGAATGACGACGGAACAATGGTTGAACCTGAATATTATGTTCCGATTATTCCATTTGTATTAATCAATGGTATTTCCGGTATTGGAACAGGATTCTCATCGAGTATTCCTTCATACAATCCAAAACAAATTATTGATTATTTGAAATCGAAATTATCCAATACTCTATATTCTATTCCATTCGTTCCATATTATGAAGGGTTTAAAGGAACGATTTCTGATATAGATAAAGATGGTTCATCGAAACCAACCAAGTATCTAATCAAAGGTGTATATGAAAAAATTAGCGAAGATAAAATACGTATTACAGAATTACCAGTTGGTACATGGACGATGCCATACACTACCTTTTTAGAGTCATTGATGGATGGTTCGACTGTAGATAAATCAGGTAAGAAAATACCACCACAAATTAAAGATTTTGTATCAGTTTGTACAGAAGTAGCCGTCGATTTTACAGTTGTATTTCCAAAAGGTAATTTGGTTGTACTAGAAAAAACAGTGGATGCTAACGGTATCAACGGAGTTGAAAAATTATTAAAATTAACAACTACCGTAAGTACTACGAATATGCATTTGTTTGATTCAAATTGTAGATTACATAAATATACTTGTGTAGAAGAAATTATAGATTCATTTTATACAATTAGAATGGGTCTATATGAAAAACGCAAAGCTTATTTGGTAGATGATTTACGTAAAAAACTGGTGAAATTAACAAATAAAGCAAGATATATCCAAGAGACGTTATCGGGAGTGGTTGATTTGCGTAAGAAGAATGCTGGTCAAGTAATAGAGTTGATGAATTCGCGCAAATTTGATATGATTGATGGAGAATTCAAATACTTGATTAAAATGCCGATGGATTCAGTGACGGAAGAAAATGTAGCCCATATTATGCGTGAAAGAGATGACGCACAAAAGGAATTGGAAATATTAATTTCGACCACACTAGAACAGATGTGGATGAAAGAATTGTTGCATTTGGAAAGTGAATATACTGCATATAAGAAGAAGCGTCAGGATATTCAATGTGGAGAAAAATCTACTACGTCTATTAAAAAGAAGGTTAAAATTGTAAATAAATAAAAATAATATACTTAATAAAAAAACATATTTTATATAGTATAATTTTTTATTGATTTATCTTAGTCGTGATTGACCAGTTCGGTTTCGCGTAATATTTATGGCAAATACATCAAGTGATACATTATTACTCTAAACCCAAGGTTTGAGTTCAAGTTGTTTGTATTCGCGATCATGATGTTGAGGTAATACTAAAGGTACTACTAATGAGCTCTGGTCTTGACAATAACGTTCATATCCAACTGCTTCATTGTATACAGAAGGAATGCAGTAATCTAATACTATTTTATTTAGTCGTTCAACTTGTTTTGTTATATCAGTAGCATAATGTTCAGCGTATTGTAAATATGTACTACGCATTATGATCTTTAAGTTATTAATGTTTTGGTTTGGAATAATATACTTCTTATTGGACATTTCATATACACCTGCACGTAATCCATTTTGAATGATTTGAATGTTCTCTTTGCAAAAGAAAACTTGTGCTAGAACATTGTCCTCAAAATTACCAGTAAGCGATTCGCGATAGTCAGTAGCACGATTTGTAATAGATATTTTTTCGGCCATTTGAAACTGAATATCTGGATTCGGTGGTTGAATAATATTAACACGTCCATTATATCTTTCTAAATCTAATATCTTATTAACATAATTAACTGATTCTGGATTTAATTTTGTATGATTTGAAAACATTAGTAGTAATAATAAATATGTATATATTTATTCTATATATTTTTCATATATTTAGGATAACAAAATATAAACTATATATATATATATATATATATATAGTATAACAGAATGTCATTTTACACGATTGTTGTTATTATAGCGATTATAATACTTATACTAACATTAACCAGTGTAGGTTTATTAATTAGACGTTTAAATACATCTAAAAAAACGTTTCCGCCATCTGCATCAGACTGTCCTGATTATTGGGTTGCAACAAACGATGGTTCATGTGCAATTCCAACTGTAACAAATGTTCCAACAACTGGATACGCTAATACTGGTCAAACACCAGGTTTGGCTTCTGGTTCTATTAATTTTACCAATGCAGCATGGAAAAATCAAGGAATAAGTGAATTGTGTGCTAAAAAAAAGTGGGCGAATAAGTATAGCGTTCTTTGGAGCGGAGTATCCAATTATAATTCTTGTGATGCATAACATAATCATATTATTCCATTTTCTTATTATTTGTTTTTGTTATGCTATTATTACCTAAATAAAAAATCAATTTTTCAAATAACTCTCAACTCACTATAAATAATATAATTTTTGTATATAGAATTATATTATAATATTTTACTAAAATGGAAAACGATAAGTTATGGAAAATAACAAAACAAATAAAAAAAGTAAAACAAATCGATCAAGATCTATTGAATGCGGCTTATTTTGGAAATGAACGATTGGTGCGAAAATATATAAAAATGGGCGGTAATGTAAATTTTATGGAGGAAAGAGATGGTTGGCAAGGTATTCATTACGCAGCAAGATGGGGTATTGTTCCAATGTTATTATCATATTTATATGCAGGTGTAGATCCGAATACAAAAACAAAAAACAGAGAGACGTCTTTACATAAATGTGCGAGATGGTGTACAAAGGATTGCGCACTTATATTATTGGATAGAGGCGCTGATTCCAAAATAAAAAACTCGGATGGAAATATTGCATCGGAATTAACAAATGATCCAGAGATGAAATTTTTATTAGATAATTATGAGGAATATAGAAAAATTCAACTGGAAAGAGGAATTGAAGAACTGAAATTGATTTTTACTAAACATAAAAAAGAAATTAAATCGCCTGTTTTGCAATATATTATGCGGAAGGGTTAGTTTTTACCTTTTATTTTAGTAGATGATTTGACTGATTTAGCTTTATTTTTTGGTTGTGTATTGAATTGTTTAAATAATTTTAAAGCATCATCCTGCATTTCTGTATTTAATTCAATTATGTTAAATATATCTTGTTTTAATTTTAATATTTTTTTGTTTGATTCTGATATTTCTTGTTCTAATTTTGATATTTTTTCTTTTAATGTCATTTCATTCGTTTTTAATGTGATTTCAGGTAAAGGAGCGTCCATCCAATCATCATCACTATCATCCTTACCGCCGCCATCTTTTTCATTTGGTTGTAATTTTTCTAATTTTGCTAATTCTGCTTCTAATTCTGCTAATTTCAATTCTTCTAATTCTAATTCTATTTGTTTATCTTTTAATATTTTAAAAAAATGATCTTGTTGATTTTCAGTAAATGATACTTTATTTAAACTTTCTGTTAATGTATCTTTTTGTGATTTTTTTTCATTGTATTTTTTTACGTCTGGATTATCTTTGCTTTCTTGAATTAACCGCTCAATTATAGCCTTATATTCTGCAGTTGCGGTTTCTACTGCCTGATTAAAACGAGGTAAGTTGCTATGAAGTCCTCCTGCATTTAATATCTTGTTCATATGTCTTTCGTGCATTGTATGTTTTGTGCTGGTATCGCCTATTAGTTCAGATACACTTTTAACATTGTGTTTCTCTAATATTATCATATATTTACTGTCATTTTTATACATATCATCTCTATTTATATTAACCGCTGATATTCTATTTTCTGGAGAATTTAAAGCTTCATTTATGTATTGTATAATTTCTAGAGCAATATATTGATCAATTGAGTAATTTCTCTTAGGGTTAAGTAATTCACATCGTAAATAAAAATTATTCTTGTTTGTATCCAACTCTATATGCCATTCTAAATTAAAATGTTGTTTATTACTTGGGTCTTTGTCTTCTGTTATATGATATCTTGTATCATGTCCATTATTTGTTGATTGTAAAAGAAAATTTGGATCTGTACTTTCCATAAACATTGAAATATGTATTGGGTATTCACTTTGTTTTTGAAAATCTTTAAATTGTATAAAAGTATCTCCGTTGTTGGTGGTTTTTGATGTTAACATATACTCTTTTGGCCCTTCTCCTGTTGGAAGATATTTGGTAATAAAAAAACTATTGCGATCTTTTGATATATTTGAATTATTTAATTTTTCTTGTATATTTCTTACAATAGATTGTGTAGCATAACTCATAACATCATTAACCAATTGTATCGAATCGGATGATTCCATTAATTTAGCTCCTCCGCGAATTTTTTTTACTAAATCAAAAATAAAATCAAATCCATTATTATCACTTCTTCTATTTATTTGAATAGAACCAAAATATCCTAAAGGAATACTTAGGCGTTTCGTTGAGTTCAGTGGTCTCATCGGTATTGTCAGTATCATAGTTCTCATAGAACGGTGTGTTTTTCGATTACGTATAGTATTTTTACTACGTTTTCTCGTTGGCATTTAGTTATATTTTATATATTATATAAATAAATAAATAGCTAATTCACTTGGAATTTTGATACACTTGGATGTTCTCCATAAGTATATTCGAACTTAGATAATGCTACCTCTCGTTGATATAATACATCATTTCTTTCATGATCTTCAATCATTTCATTGATTTCATATTTTAATCTACGTAAATTATCAATTTCAGGAGTCAAATCTCGAATATATATATCAATTGCAGTTTTCAATGTCTCTTTATGTTCTGTTTTTTTATAGTCATCAATCATTTTTCGTATTTTTTTATGAATATCGTGAATAATCGTATTTTTCTTTTGTATCATTTCTGTTTTATGCTGGTTATTATACAAATCATTATACAAACTAAGATTATTCGCGAATAATTTACTATCGTTGTTATATTCTTGTATTTTTTTTGTAAATAGTTGTGCAGATTGGTTTTCCGATATATAACTAAATAGTGTATCCATTTTTTGACGTATAATTTCATTTTTGGTATCATCAATGCTTTCTTTAAATAAATTAACTAAAACTTCAATTGGTTTTGAATCTCCCCTTGATAATTTAATATTCAATTCACATGGGTTATTTTTATCTCCACAAATCGCAGAATATCCACTGGAAGAACACGAAAAGATTGAACCCACTGGACGGCGACATTTAATACATTTGGGTTTAACTAATGCTGCTTTTTTACTGGCCATTTTCTTGTTTTCATATTTTTCAAATACTTTATGTTTTGCACTATTCAAAGTTTTCTCATAATTAGATTTTAATTCGAAATATTTATGTAGCGCTTCTATGTAATTGACTTTCTTTTCAATTTGTTTTTTTGTTTTATTTTCATCTTCATCGTTTTCATTATCAACCAGTTCCATTTCTATTGGATTGTTTTCTGATACAAACTCGAGAACGGTTTCAGGTAAGTTTTCAACAATAATTAGTGGATTGTTGGATATATGTAATGTTTTCAGATTAACCAAATTTTTTAAATCTAAATGTTTTAATTTATTTTGTTCGCAATACAAAGATACTATACTCTTTGGTATATTACTCAACTTTTCTATCTTATTATCATTACAATGAAATTCTTCTAACATAGATAATTTAGAAAAATCGAAGGATACTAAATAATTATGATCGCAGTCCAAATATGTTATCGAAGACGGCAAATCTTCAAGTTCAACGAGTAAATTTTTAGCACAAATTAATTTATTAACTCCTTCGGGAACGTGGTATATATTCGTAATTTCACCTTCACCGAATATAATTGTTTTAATATTATCAAATCCCTTTTCGGAAAGAATCGATAAATCCAAAACACCGTGCAACGGTGAGTTTATATTTAATTCACTAACGTTTGTATTCAAATTGCTTATAATATTCGAAAATTCAGATTGTGCAGTATTATTATCTTTAATAATAGATTCTCGTTTAACATGAATAATATTCATAATTAACTATAAATTAGCTATATATAATTATGTAATATACAAAGTTCTCCATACAAACATAAATATCTTCTAAATATTTTCTTGTATTGTTGTTGGTAAATTTGTAATTGAAGATGTAGAATTATACTGGGGTTGTGTAGGTTGATTTCGACGGTCTGTTTGATATTGACGTATTTTTGATAATATATAATCTTGTTCGTTTCTCATTTTTATATGTTGTTCATATGGTGTAAGTTTTCGTTTTCTACAAAAATATAGTACAATTCCTATGACAATTACTATGATTATAAATAAACCGACATTGAAAACCCAACCATATAAAACATCTTTATGTTGATGACATTTATGCAATGTATCGTATAAGTAATTTTTAACATTCGGTTCAATCAGTCTAGGAAAATCCATTTTAGTTTTGGTATTATATTTCTTAATGGGAAAAAATTAGTAAGACTTTAACAAATTATTGTCAATAGAATATATAAGTAATGAATTCTGTATTACCGAATCCATTTGAATTATTTAAAAAAAAAGAAAAGGAGAACTTAGAAAATAAAGATGCAAATAACGATAAAATAAATAAAGATAATTTTAAACGAAAGCCGAAATATTTTGTATTACCATTAACAATCGCATTTAGCATTTTATTTTTTATATCAGTATTTATTTACTATGTAATGAATACATTTTTGTATAAAAATATTTCAACTGAACGATATACGAATGTTCCAACAAAAGATGGCGAAAAAAATGATTTCTGGTATTTATTTCGGTCGAAAGTACTTGAAAACAGATTTTGGACTTTTGTCATACTATGGGGAGTAGTGGTTTTTATTAATATATTTATGCTCAGTGAAGTATTTAAAATAAAAGAACCAGTTAATATTTTAACAATTACAAGTATTTTATTTATAACCATTGTTGGTTCTACATTTTTCATTATAGGAAATATACCTAGTTTAGTAGAAGTATTTGAAAATACATTCGGGTATTTTATAATAAATAAATTTTTTGGGTTGAAAGATACTATGAAAAACATATTTAAAACGAAACAATTTGATAAGACAGTCGACGGCGAAGATTCCAAATTTGAAATGCCATTCAATATATTAATTACGCCATTTGATATTCCAAAATTCAATGATATGTTTGATGCATTACCTAAAGAGTCAGACGGCGAAACCGATTTTTATTTGAATCCAGATTTAAAAGAAGATGAATTAGAAGATGTTCGTAAAAATATTTTGAAATTGGTTTTTATAAAAAATAATGTAGGTCATTTCACGTGGATATATGTAGCATCCATAATAACAATATTAGCTACTATTAATACTATGCTATAATATAAAAAATATATAAAAAATCTATTTAAAAACATTTTTATATTATTAAATATAAAAATGTTAAGACGTGGATTTTCTACAGTGAACACACTATTCAAGCCATCTGCTTTAACCGTATTTGAGAAATCGTGTTATTATAAAGTAGATTTCAAGATTAGCGAAGATGTTTCTGTTCGCGAAGCAATTAATCGTTTTTCTGCTTTCAAAATCGGTTGTCTTGCAGTAACAAATAAAGAAAATAAAGTAGTAGGAGTTTGCTCCGAACGTGATTTTATTACAAAAGTTCCATTTGATAAAAATATTACAGAAACTAAAGTGAAAGACATATGCACATACGAACCGATTATAATTGCAAGAAAAAATGATTCTCTCGAAAAATGCATGAGTAAGATGATGTTCAAAGATATTCGTCATTTGTTAGTAATTGATGATAAAAATGAAGAGTTCATTGGAATGATATCAATCAAAGATTTAATTCGCGAAATTATTAATAAAAATAATGATACAATTACTCGTTTAAGTGATTTCAAGATGGGTAAAGGTGCTTATTTTGGAAGTGAATAGATTATTGATTTTACTGATAAATAATTTATTTATGATAGTATATATTATTTATCCAAACATGATATAACTTAGTACTGCTAAATAAGAGAAAATAGCTACAATAATCGAAATTACCCAAATTGGTATAACAGTTTTATGTTTATATCCTAAACCAAATGGACGAAACCCGCCTTCTTTATTATATATTAATGACGGTTTTATAATATGTACTAAAGTGAAAGACAATAAAAATAAAAAAATAGCTATATTCACTTTATGAATTCTTACAAACTTTTTTGTTAAAAACATTTTACGGTTGTTTCTATAATCTAATATACTAGTATAAAATTATAATGAAAATTATAACTATAATTTTATTTTTTTACCAATCTCCAAAATCGTTTTCATCTTCACGATGATCTCCGTAAAAATCACCATCTTGATAATCTTCGCCAAATTGCTGTATTTCCAACCCTTCATTATCATATTCATTTGATATTTCTCGATTTTCTGCATTTTCTAATTCATTTGCGTCCATACCATTCTCTCCATTGTCAGCATATTCTTCTATAATATTTTCCATGATTTCGCGGTCATATGTTTTTGGATCATATTTAACTAAGCCTTTTTGTAAGCCGACATTCCATTTACCAATCTTATATTTCATCAACATTTCTTCAATTTTACGTTCATCATTGTCTTTAATATCACCTAAACCTTTCACTAACTTTTCTTTTTCCTTGCTCTTTGATTTACGTATTTTTTTGGATATTTCTGAATAAGATAATACGAGTGATTTATTTTCTTGTTCAATATCTAAAAATGTAATTAACAATTTTGCAACTCTCGTTTGTAATTCCTTCATATTACCAATAATTATGTCAATTTCTTGACCATAATCATATTCTTCATTTGTTTCTTCGTTTCCAATTCCAATTAATTGATCGGCCTCATTCTTCGTTTTAGCAATTTCTGCTTTGTATTGACTCTTAATTTCTTCTATATCAGTTCTCAATAATTCAGAATCTTCCGCACAAACAACGTAATTATATAAACAAGAATACCAAAAAAAAATGTAGATCATATTAATGGATTCGTTATCAAATATCGAATAAAAAATATCATTGTTCTTTTCAATTGGAGAATGAACTGGAAATTCATTCACTAATAAAAATAAATCGTTTAATCGATTTTGAGATTCTTCTAATAATTTACTTAGTACTTTATCTCCATGGAATTCTTTTATATTACTCCAGAAATCAGATATAGTTTTTTCTAGATTTCTTACATGAATTCCGGATAATTGCCAATGTTTTGGTATAGTTTCAAATATAGTTCCTGTTAAAATCATTTGTGGAAATACTTTTGACATAGAATAAATAGAATTTCGTACGAATGTAGTCATAGTATACATAGTATCACGACTCGATAAATTAGTATCTGTTATTTCTAATAAAAAATCTTGCATTTGTTCATACCGTGTATTAGATAAATTTCCAGATTTATCTAAAAATTGCACGATCGAATAGAACATCCGCTGATTTGCATTCGCTAAATAATTTTTCATTTTTTTTAGTTCATCGCGTTCTTCTGCTACCATTGCATTCGGTTTATACGATGTTAAAACATTCCGTAAATGTTCTCTAAATTTAGCATCGATTATATCAGATTCTTTTGCATCAAATGTTTGTAATAAATTAAGCAATGTATCAACTTGTGTATATTTTAACAAAGATTTGGTTGTTAACCTATTATTATTACGTATAATCGTCATAAGTTGTTGTAAATCGTCTAATTTATAACGTTTACCATTTTGTTTTAAAAATTCAATCTTATCTATCAAAGATGATTTTATTGGATAACCCGCTGGTTTTTCCGAAACAACCGGTAATAATTCATCTGGTATTGGAATATCTTTATCAAAATGACAATAGTGAATAAACGCAGCGTATATATCAGGTTCAGTTATATCTTGAGAAATAACTGGATAATTTATTCTTGTAATTTCTTTATGGTATAGTAAAGATGGTTTCGCAAGTTGTCTAAATTCATATAGAAATTCAGATATGTTATCTGATATTTGAATATAATCGTTAATAGTATTATCGTTTGCTATGAAATAATCCATTGGTCTTGATATGGAAGATTCAGTACAACATGCATTTTCCAAGAATGGTTCTTTGCTGGAAGTTTTTAGTATTGGATCTATTTTTTTTATGATTTTATTTATTAATTCGATTAATCCATAACCGTAATAAATACCCTTGGTTTTAATAATATTTAAATATTTACGTTGATCCTTATGCCCTTTTTTAACCATTTCAAAAAGATCCTTCTCAAAATCACGAGATACTGGGTTTAGCGCACCCATGGTAAATTTAACTACTGGAGGTAAAAAAGAACGCCATTTATCGATACTATGTTCTTCTGGAACAACTTCATCCGGATGAAGAATCGAATACTCACGTTTAGTTGCATACATATCCATAATGTCATTTCGCGATGGAATTAAAAAAGTTTCTATTGTTTCTCGAATTTTTTTTACATAATCTTCTAATTTTAATCGTTCAATTGCATTCCATGGTTCAATAGCGGTTTTTGTCTTAGGAGCATTTCTATCAGAAGGGTTTGTCATTTTAAACATTATACATGCAATATATTCAATACCAGTAATATCTTCAACACCGCCTGACAGTGGATACCCGCTAAACGATCGAATACATCCCGGAAAAGTTTTTTTAACACGAAATGATGGTATTGCAGTTTGTATAGATATTAGTATACATGCTGCTATAATCCAAAACATCAATCGATTTTTATATATTTCATATGGTATTGGACGCACGCCTCGTTTTTTCTCCATTTTTTTTGCATTTTCTTCATACAATTCTGGTGGTTGAATATTTTTATTCATAATTTCATTTGTTGTTCTTATAACAAAATCTTCTATGGAATCTGTTGGTATTCCTATATTAGAACATATACTATCTGTAATATTGTATATCATTTTGTTAAGGTTGTCCTCAAACAATATTGTTTTATCTATTTTTGTGAAATCTGAACCAGAAAATATTTCTGTAAGTTTTCCATCCAAATCTTTTTCAATAATACTGTGAGTAATCATACGAAATCCTTCTTCAGTATATTCATCTTCTGTAATAAAATCTATTTTTCTCAGTATATAACCAGTGTATTTATCTACAATTGAATCGCTGTCATCGCTTAGTGTCCCTTGACCTGCACACAATTCTTTTAATATCCGCGTGTATTCATCACTTGAATGTAAAAATGCGTTTGCTAATTTATTTAAACTGTTTGGTAATAGTTTCGTATTTGTATCTTTGCAATATAACCAGTGCATATCTTCTTTTAATTCATTTATCATTGGTTCTCGACAAAACATATCAACGAATTTGCATATATCTTCTTGTTTTTTTGAAAAATCATCTTGAGCAAGTATCAAATCGCGTAATTTATTATGAGGAGATGTTATAATTTCTTCTGAAATAGTCATTTTACCTAATTCGAAGACATAATTATTATATTTTGTCATTCGTATTTCGCGCAACATTGTTTCGCTATGGATTTTTTTGAAATCGTCGGTAAGGCGTTTCTTAACTACTTCTTCTAATTGTTCTAATGACATGGTTATACGATTTTCAAATTCTTTGACCATACGCGTTTTTGTTAAATCCTCTAAACGGTGTTGTGTTGTCTTTTTGGATTCACAAACATTATTGGATTGATTTTTATAACAATCTTCGCGTATATTACAAAATAATGTGTTTGTATCGATAAACGCTTCTGAATCAATATTCGAATCATGTACCCATTGGTCTTTAAGTCGATAGTAATATCCGTTCTTTTCGCGCATTTTTGCTTCCAAATCTACTTCTTTTTTTTCTTTTTCTGTTAATTTATCGTAATCGATATCAGGAGATAATTTTGGTTGTAAAGTTAAAACTGCATACTCACCATCTTTAACTGTTTTTTTACCTGCAATTAAAGTTGTAGCTAATTCTTTCGCGTAGTTCGGTTCAACATTATGTTTTGAAATCAATGTCTCTGTTAAAAATTCTAGATAAGTAGATGCTGACATTGTTTTCTTTTCAGTAGAATATTTATCCACTATAGAATATGGGGTATCATCTAATTCTTTATCGTAATATACGTCATCATTATTATTGTCGGATTTCAAATCTTTAATATTGGTGTATCGTTTAGCTAAGTATCGTCGAACACAATCTTTTGGTTTAATCTTTTCGATGTTTGACATATCATCTAATTTGGCAGGTTCAAATGCATCTAATAAATTGTTTGGACTGGTTAGATTTTTCATTGTCATTACAGTAATTAAATCAGAAAATAGATTATTTTGGTCCATTTTTATCAATTTTGCCAAAACCTCACTATTTGCGATTTTGGCAAAATCAATATTTTTTAATTTGTACCCATCTTTAAACATTTCTAACAGTTCTTGTTGATTAAATAATACATTTTCAATATCATTCATTTTTGCAGATACATTTATTCGAATATCACGCAATGCATTGAATTCTTTTAATTTTTTCAAATATTCTATATTGAATTCTTTGATTTTTTCTTTTATTAAATATCGTATATCATTATATTGCTGATACGTTATATTTTCGCTGTAAACCATAAAAGGTTCTAATTCTTTAACAATTTCTACAAATGATAGTTTATCTTTTATGTATTTGCGAACCAATCGAATAATCGAACGAGTTTTTGGAACAATTACATTTAAAAATTTTTCGAATTTATCGGATTCATTTTCAAACTCTGGATCTAATAAATATTCTTTAATGTTCGATAAAAAACTATTGTTTTCATCATTTTCCATACCTTCATAATCAATTTCTTTATCTAAATTCTCTACAATGTGTGATGTTATATCGGCATTTTTACCTAATAAACGAAATAATGAAATATATCGATTATTTTCATGAATATTAACACGTTTTAAAATATTCGTTCCGGGTAATTCAATTTGTGAAAATTTCATTACTGGTTCAGGCAACATGATTAACGATTTAATTGTCATATTATCGTTAGGTGTCATATTACTATTAAGGTAAACCGTTCTACCGGACTTCATTACTTTTAATTCTTTTTTCTTTAATCCTAAGTTATAACGCTGTATTAAATATTTAGTTTGACTCATGAAATTTATTTTCTTTTCTGTTTTGGATACTGTACTATAAAAATTACCCAAATTATTAACAATCGCATCTATATTAGTTAATACCTCTTGTTTGTTAACGAGATCATCATTTTGTATTGATTCTGATACAATTGGAGTATTGTATTTATCCATACTTGAATAAAGCTGACTATATTTATTCATTGACCCATTATGTGCATTGGCAGAACTACTATTTTTATATTCTTTTAATAACTGTTCTTGGCTACTTAGTTCTGTAGCTAGATTTGTAGGAATTATATCACTATACTCTTCGTTTTCATCCGCTTCCATATATAATTTACGCTTTTGAGCTACAACTGGAACTAACCATTGCAGTTTGGTATCTAAATTGCGAATACGTTCAATTAATGGTTTATGTGAAGCTCCTAATTGAATTTCTTCTATTACGTTATTATTTTCATCAAATTTCGAAAATTTGTTTCGCAGTTGTTTAAATCGTTCAATTAAATTATGAATATTATCCATAACAGATTTGCTTCTTTTTGAATTTGGAATTGTAGATAATAGTTCATCTAATAAATCATTCGCTTGAATTTCTATGCCATATCTTTTTTCACTCTCAGGTAATTCAACTAATTGTTGAATTTCTTCTAATTCTTCGCCAAAAACAATATCATTTGCATCTAAATACATGGAATGCAGAGTTTCGCGAATATTTTCATCAGGCATTGCAGATGCTGGAATATTAATTATAAATTCACCGGTTTCAGTATATTCGATTGTAGCCTTTTCATCAAAGGGTTCGCATATTTCTCCCTCTTCGAGTGCTTTCAGATTATTCGGAGCACTGGATGGTTTTTCTCTTATAACAAATTTTTCGAATGGTTCAAGAATGCCTTTATATTCAAAATCAATATAAAATGTAATTAATTCAGGAAAACTAGTAATTTCAATCATATCTTCTTCCAAATTTGTAATTTCACCTGTAATAATTTTTGGGGTATCTCCACCAATATGAATATCTACCCATGTGTGAGGTAAAAGATTATTTTGTAATGCATAACCAGCGTTTTCATCTCTATCCAATAAATAGATAGATAGAATTGATTCATCATTTAGCTTACCATCTTCAGATAAGGTAAGAATTTGTTTTTTTAAATTCGATACATTAATTAATTTAATTCTTGTTTCATCAATGTATTCAATATAATAAGTATTTTCATGATAATCCAAATTTGTAGGGGATTGTATTTCAATTATATCTCCTAATCTTAATTCTATTCCGTTTTGTTCTATATCTGTATTTTGTTTTTCATTCTTCTCTTTTACACTTGTAATTTCAATGTCCATATTACTATTTTATAGTGTATATATATCTAATTCTAAATTTATTTTTGTCTTGTAATTTTGTTAAAAATTGATTTAAATTTTTAACAAAAATTATTAATGCATCTTTTTTCAGCAATTATAATTTATCGTTTCGCTTCTTAATAAAGTTATCTTATATAAGTTCAAATTCAAAGTCCAACTAATATAAATTAAAGTACTTCTAAAATCATTTAAAATGAACTCTACACAAATACAAAATATGCAAATCTCATTCTCAGTTAATCCTGTTAACTATGATGAAAACAAAATTAAATCAAAAACATATAAAACAAATGAAGGTACCAATTACACTATTTTAAATTACGACAAAGATATTGTATGCAATGATGACATAATAAATGGTTGCTATCGTTCTGTAGTAATCGACCCAGATACTAATAATATTCTAAGTTTTGCACCACCTAAATCTCTTCCAGTTGAATTATTTAAAGAACGATTTCCTAAAGTTGGTGAAGAAAACATATACATTAATGAAATTATCGAGGGAACAATGATTAATTTATTTTGGGATAGTCGTTTAGATAGATGGGAAATTGCTACAAAATCAGCAGTGGGTGGAAATTACTGGTTTTTCAGAACTCAGTATGACGTATATGAAACGCAACAAGAACAATTAACGTTTCGTAAAATGTTTATTGAAGCGTGTGGTGAAGATAGTTCGATTTGTCTGAATGATGTCGTGCTACTACAATCATTACCCAAAAATTACTCGTACAGTTTTGTAATGCAACACCCTAAAAATCATATTGTTTTAAAAATTGCCAGACCGACTCTATATCTTGTAGCAGTTTATGATAACAATTCAGGATTATCTCTTCATAATGTATACAGTTTCCCTGTATCTGAATTCATGGAATGGCCTGAAATCAAAGCATTCAATGGATTAATTCGATTTCCACGAGTTTTAAAAACCAATGCAAATGATACATACGAATCTTTAGAACATCAATATTGCAGTCATTTTGGAAAAACATCGAATTTGGTTGGATTAATGATTACTGACTTAGAGTTAGGTATGCGCACATCTATAATGAATAAATCGTACGAACATTTAAGAGAAATTCGAGGTAATAATCCAAACTTGCAATATCATTTCTTATCACTATACAAAGCTGGTAAAATAAATGAATTTCTGTTCTATTTTCCGACTTACAAAAAGGTATTCTATAAATTTCGCGAACAATCTGCATCATTTATCGGTAATGTTCATGACGCTTATGTAATTTATTATGTTAAAAAACAAGGTAAAGAAATTCGTATTCCAAAACCGATTTTCAGACATATTTTCAAATTACATCATGAAATTCATCTTCAATCAATTCAAACCGAAACACCCGTAATTATTACTCATAAAGTTGTAGCAGATTGGTTTAATTCTATGGAACCAAAAGAGCAATTGTATCATTTGAATTATAAAAATCGTGAATATCAACAACAACAATCAACAACTGAAACTGGAATCGTGAATGAAAATTTAGAATAAAGTGTATTTAGCGTATTATATATTTTGTAAAAAAAATTAAAAATTAAAAATTAAAAAATATGCACACTGTGTGCATATTTTTTTTCAGATGTAAAATTACATAGACATAGAATTATAAACTGCAGAAAGTTTACACAAATTTTGTATATATTTTAAACAATGTGTTTTATTTGTTTCACTCATGTTTCTGATAGGATCACGAAGTGAATCAATGGCTTTTAATATTTCTTTTGAATTTTGCATAGTAGATAAATCTTCTGCGTAGTTTTTATTTATAAAGAATTCTAAATCACCGGAATCGATTATTGTAGCGTAAGGTGAATAAATTAAATTAAACCATATTTTTATAATAATAGTAGGGTTAGCTTTCTTTGTAATTTCAAAAAAAGATTTTGCTGCTAAAATATCTGAATTTTCTGGAATTACTTTAATGATATCATCAATAAAATCAACAAAATGTGTATTAAATGTTCTTAAAATAGTAGTTTTATTTGACATTTCACGTATTAATATTATATATAATTTTTTTTTATATAGATGTTAAATATTATTTATTATTATTTATATTTATTAGTATTGAAATTGTGGTTGCGTTTGTGGTTGTTGCGGTGGTTGAATATCCATATTGCGTTGTTGTTGCAAGGATTCAATCGTTATACCATTCGATAATTTATTTGGCTTGTACGTATCAGGCGGTGTTTGTATATAATTTGAATCATTTCCAACAGTAACATAGTTATACATTTGTCTATTTCCTCCACGTCCTTTTGCACTTAATTCTTCCGGCGACATATTAAAATAAGTAAATTGTTCGGATATAATATTAGAACCCCCTGAACCGGACATTACGCTCATCGAATATCCTAAAGGTTCCCCATTACCAAAATTAACACTTGCCAATTTTTCTTTGATTTTTGGTTCATAATGATGAATAATATCATTTCCTAAAACAAGTTGGAAATTTTTATTAACTAATAAAAGAGCAGGAACAGAATGAATATTTGGAGGCAAATGCACAGTTTGGCCACTCTCTAAAACAATTAGTATTTGATTTGTTCTCGGATCACGTTTTCGTTTATCAATACAGATTGCATTGATTTCATTCATTAAATTGCCTTTCACTAAAAATTGTAATATTTTTGCGCTATTTGGGTCATAATTAGAATAGTATAAAATATCCATTATGATAGTGTTAAGAAAAAGATTCTATTATATTTTTGAAAAATATAAAAATATAATTGTTTAACCGCTATTCTTTACAATTTATAGAGAATTAACACACATTGAATATAAAAGACGTATTACAAAGTAAACTACAAAGTTATAAATTACAATAAATAGATGGAAGCCGTATACTGTTAAAGGAACTGATTTTTTTGCGAAAAATAATCCAATGAAACTAAATATTGAAAATAAAAATACTATGTACGTAAAAACGGATACGAAATAAAAGTAATTGCAATATTTCTTTGGTAAAGGACTAAACAAGTATTCCATGATATCTGCCATTTTGGACTTTTATATTATAATACAATATTTTTTTTTGAATTTCGATGTTTTTGTAATGTAATAATATACAGACAAAACAACGTAGAAATAAATATAGCTAAATATTATATTAGTAAAACATATGGACGAATCTATTATTTGGAATTTAATTGATAAATATTTTAAAGAAAATCCAAATTGTTTAGTAGAGCATCATCTTGAATCATTTAACGATTTCTATAAAAATCAAATATTTAAAATTTTTAAGGAGAATAATCCACTCCGTATTAATTCAAATTATGATGAAGAGATTGATGATTATAGAAACCAATGTTTAATGTATTTTGGAGGAAAAGATGGTGATAAAATATATTTTGGAAAACCAATTATATATGACGATAATGATAATGTTCATTATATGTACCCAAATGAAGCAAGATTGAGAAATATGACATATGGTATGACTATTCACTATGATATTGATGTAGAGTACATTGATATATTGAAACCAGGCGAAACACCGACTGTAATTGGCGGAGGTAATCATTTTTTAGAATTATACGAAGAAAGTTATGAAGATTACATTGATAGTGATGACAATTCAGATAAATTAACGACTGGAGGAGCTCCTAAAAAAATTACAAGAAAACGTACTCAACGTGATTATAAAATTACTTCAGCAATGGCTACTGAAATGCGCGAAGCTACTGAAAAATCAATGATTTCACCAAATACACAACGTAGAATAATTACAATTGAAAAAGTCTATCTAGGTAAATTTCCAATAATGGTTCAATCTGATTTTTGCATTTTACATGGTCTCAATCCAGATATTCGTCATACTATGGGGGAGTGTAGGCAAGATTTAGGTGGGTATTTTATAATTCAAGGCAAGGAAAAAACCGTTGTTCCACAAGAAGTATTTGCAGACAACATGCTTTACATTAGAAAAATGATAAAACCAGAAGAAGACGAAGAAGATGTTGAATCGGAATATTTGTATTCAGCTGAAATACGAAGTGTATCAGAGAATGCAGCTAAACCAATCAGAACTCTTTCAGTAAAAATTGTAGCCCCTAGTAAAACTTTCACATTTAAAAATATTGTAGTGAATATTCCAAATGTTCGTAAGCCAGTTCCGCTGTTTATTGTTTTTCGTGCTTTGGGAATATTATCGGATAAATCGATCATTGAGACGTGTTTGTTAGATTTAGAAAAATATGAACATATGATTGATTTATTTATTCCAAGCGTACATGATACTGGAGCTATACTTACACAGCGTTTGGCATTAGAATATATTGCATCATTAACAAAAGGTAAGCGAGTAGAACACGCTTTGGGAATTTTATCTGATTACTTTTTACCACATATTGGCGAAGTTAACTTTATGGAAAAAGCCTATTATCTAGGACATATCGTTTTTCGATTATTGTGTGTTTATACTGGATTAGAACAGCCAACTGATCGTGATAATTTTAAATATAAACGGGTAGAATTGGTAGGAACATTAATGTATCAATTATTTCGCGAATACTATAATATAGAGCAAAAATTTATATGGACCGAATTCGATAAACGTTTAACATTAAACCAAAATTTATATGCAAATAAATTACCTACATTAATTGAAACATTTCAGAACGAAATATTAAAAAAAAGGTTATTAGAAAACGGCTTTAAGAAAGCATTCAAAGGTAATTGGGGTGCGAAAGAACACACAAAACGCGTTGGAGTTGTCCAAGACCTGAACCGTTTATCTTTCAACAGTTATTTAAGTCATTTGCGTAAAACGAATTTACCATTGGATTCAAGTGTTAAATTAGTTGGTCCGCGTGTGCTGCATTGTTCTCAATGGGGATTTATTGATCCAATCGATACACCGGATGGTGGTAATATTGGCTTACATAAATCATTGGCGATTACAACTTATATTACTCGTGGTGGAAGTGGATACAGAGAACCATTTATACGTTGGTTGCGTGAAAATATATCACTTAAATATGTCCAAGAATGTTCTCCGAAAATGTTATCAAATATGACAAAAGTAATGGTTAATGGATATTGGGCAGGTTCTATTTTAGATCCATTTGATTGTGTAAGAAAAATGAAATTATTCAGAAGAAATGCGCTCCTACCAATTTATACAAGCATTACATTCGACATTAAAACAAACACGGTTTATATTTATACGGATGGTGGTCGTTTATGTCGCCCAATTTTCTATAAAGATGAAGAGAGTGGTAAATTATCATACGAATATGATGAAATTCAAAAATTATTGAAATCAGGTGAATTTTATTGGAAAGATTTGATTTCGGGTTTCAATAATAAACGCGATACATCAAAATTCAACATAAATAACAATACTATATATGAATTACATGAATTATATGAAGGAATCAATTCAGAAACAAACCCTGCAAAATTAGAACGATTTATTAATAAGAAAGCGATTATTGATTATATCGATAGTAGTGAAAGTGAAAATATATTAATTGCTATCAATCCAGAAGAATATCCTAAGAAAAATTATACCCACTTGGAAATTCACGAATCGTTGATTTTCGGTAATATGTGTAATTTAATTACTTTTCCAGAGAACAATCCACCAACACGTAATTCATTTTCTTGTGGGCAAAGTAAGCAAGCTTGTTCTATGTATCATACCAATTTTCAAGTAAGAATGGATAAAACCGCAGTAGTGTTAAATAATGGCCAAATACCACTTGTTAAATCCAGATTTATGGAACATATTAATCATGAAGAAAATCCATACGGTGAGAACCTGATGGTAGCAATTATGTGTTATACTGGATATAATATGGAAGATTCTATATTAGTGAATGAAGGTGCATTGAAACGTGGTATGTTTAATACTACATATTATACTACATATGAATCACACGAAGAAATTAATAAAACTGGTGATGTTATCGTTGAATCCAAATTTACAAATATTGAATCGGAATCAAATGTCGTGGGTACTAAACCAGGGTATGATTATAATCGTCTTGATAAATATGGATTAATAAGAGAAGGCACCGAAGTCGATGACAAAACTGTTTTAATTGGTATTACTAGTAAGGCTGGAAATGGAAATAAAGTAGATGGTTCTAAAACACCGAAAAAAGGACAACTTGGTATTGTTGATAAAACATTCATGTCGGAAGGTGAAGAAGGAGAACGTATATCCAAAGTTCGTATCAGAGAAATTCGTATTCCTAATCTTGGTGATAAAATTGCTTCTCGTGCTGGTCAAAAAGGTACTGTCGGATTGGTAATACCAGAATGTGATATGCCATTTACAAGAGATGGATTACGACCTGATATTATTATTAATCCTCACGCTATACCGTCTCGTATGACCATAGGGCAATTAATTGAATGTATTACAGGAAAAGCATGTTCTATGTATGGAGGTTTTGGTGATTGCACTGCGTTTATCAACAAAGGTTCTAAAATCGGAATATTCGGTGAAATGCTTACCCAAGTTGGGTTTCATTCAAGTGGTAATGAAATTTTATATAATGGAATGACTGGACATCAATTAGAAAGCGAGATTTTTATAGGCCCAACTTATTATATGCGTTTGAAACACATGGTTAAAGATAAAATTAATTATCGTGCACGTGGTCCAAATGCTGCATTAACACGACAACCCGTAAGCGGACGTGCAAATGACGGTGGTCTAAGAATTGGTGAAATGGAACGTGATTCTGTAATATCACATGGAACGGTTAACGTTTTAACAGAATCTATGATGGAAAGAGGAGATAAGTATTATATGGCTATATGTAATACAACCGGTTTATTGGCAGTATATAATCCATCTAAAAATATATTTATTAGTCCAATGGCAGATGGGCCACTTCGATTTATTGGTTCATTAGATGGAAAAGATATGAATATAGAGAACATAACAAGATTTGGACGCGATTTTAGTATAGTAGCAATACCTTATAGTTTGAAACTATTAATCCAAGAATTACAAACAATAAATGTTCAAATGAGAATTATTACAGAAGATAATATTCAACAGTTGGAGAACATGTCGTTCTCCAAAAATATAGAAAAACTTACAGGATTTTCTACAATAAATCAAGTAGCCGATGATATTAAACTGCGTTTAAGAAATACAAAACAACCACTTGGCATGGATACACCAGAAAGTATTGTATTACCACAAATACCAAAGGACGCATCAGAATCATGGGAGTTTGAAGGAAAACCACTTGATGTATCACCTGATTATCCAAATGTATCACCTGCATATGAACCCGAGTCTGGAGAACTAGATTCGAATATAAAGACCAATAGTTCTCCTCCATATAATCCGTTCGCATCAAGTGAAAATACCACCGAATCTCTTCCAGAAGCGGTAGATTACAGTGAAGGCGAAATTGTATTTTATAGAGGAGATAAACAACCACAAGAATGGTTTATAAGAAAAATTGGTAATAATACCATAACTATTCAAAAAAGAATAGAAGGCGAAATAGACCCAGAAACCGACGTTAAGGTAGTAGAGAAAAAGGATATTTATAGACAGAGTGATATTGTATATGCTCCAAGAACTGCATCAATTAATCCTGAAAATATAGTTAAGGGAGGTGAATTATATGATAATATGCAAATGAGTTCCTTATATCCACAAAATCTACCATCCAGTATTAATTTTGCACCAGTTATTACTGTTGTTGGTAATGACAATAAAGGCGATATAGTTCCTCCTGCTAATAATACTAGTAGTGTTCCAGATTTTAATGAATTATTGATAAATAAAAATTCAAAAGAAAATGTAGAATCAGTAAATGAAGATACGAACAATAATAAAAATCTAAATAATAATGCTCCACAAAATATCGATTTCAGTAATTTAGTTATAAAAAAAAGTGATTCATAAAAATTGAATTAAATAATTAAATAATATAATATCATACAAATATACATATATTATATTATAAATGGCATCTAGTAATAAAGTATTACGTATTTATAAATCCAGGAAAACAATGTTAGATTTATTAGAAACTTACCAAAACTATGATGTATCTGATTATAACGATTTTAGTATCAATGAGATCGATGCAATGCTTTCGAATGAACAATTGGATATGTTAGTCCAGCGTAAATCAGAAGATTCTCTTGGAAAAGAACAAAAAACGTATATTAAATATTATTTACAATCAAAACAAATTCGTCCTCAAACATTAGATGATATTATTGAAGATTTATATTTAGTTGAAAATGTATTAACAAAAGACGATACATTAATAATCATAATCGATGATGAGCCAAATGATACAATTATTGCGAAATTAAATTATTTATACAATACAAGTGGTATATTTATAGTAATTCATAATATAAAACGATTACAATTCAATATCCTTGAACATAAATTAGTTCCAAATATGTCAATTCTATCAAAAAAGGAGGTTGAAGAATTAATGCAAAAATTTAATTTGAAATCAGTAAATCAGTTGCCCGAAATTGGTAGATTTGATCCACAAGCATTGGCATTATCCATGCGACCAGGTGATGTATGTCAAATAAATAGAGATAGTGTTACTTCGATTGAATATGATTATTATAGAGTTTGTGTATAAAAATAATATTATGTATTTTATATATTATTATTTTTTATCGAAATGTCTAATGTTGATATAGCTTATTCAGATAGTGATTTTTTTTATAAAAATAATGATATATGTACTAAAACCCGTAATATATATAATGATATAAAATGTACTGAAAATAGTGAGAAAGCAAACATTTTGATGAATATAGCAAAAACTCATACTGTATCCAATGAACGTTTGTATAATATGCAAAATAATTACAATAATACGATATTATTTACCATTAATTTAGGAATAGGTATTATTATTATGGGTCCTATAGTGTTTTATTATATTACAAAATTAAAGTAATATTTTGATGTGTATTGTTGTATATAAATAAATTATAGATATATATTTTCTTGAATTATATATATATTTTCTTGAATTATATATATAATATATATCTACAATTCACATGAAATTGAAAGTATCAACAACTAATATAGTAAGTCTAACAATAATAGTTATATTATTAGTTGGTATTTTAATGTTGATAAAATGCAATGGAACTATAAAGGAAGGAGCTCGAGGCAAAAGAGCACCTCCAATACGCCGACCACCTCCACCACCTCCACCGCGTAAAGTAGCATCGCAAATTAGAAATTTTTTTAGACCACCAAAACCAAAACCAAAACCAAAACCAATAGTAATACCAACTCCAATACCAATACCTCCTCCTCCTCCTCCTCCACCAAAACCACCAAGGTCCAATCCTAACTTTAAATACATTGGCTGTTATAAAGATACTGGAAATAGAGCTATTCCAAGATTCATGGGAAAAGTATCAAGTAATGAACAATGTAAAGAAATTGCAGTATCGAACAATTCAAATATTTATGGACTTCAGTTTAATGGTGAATGTTGGATCGGAAATGACTTATCAAAAGCTCTAAACTACGGCGAAACTGGAAACTGTCCTGCATTAGGGGGTGGATTGACAAACCAAGTTTATACAAATATTACTCTTCCGCCAATTAACCCAAATTTTAAACATATTGGATGTTATAAAGATACGGGAGATAGGGCTATTCCAAGATACATGGGAAATGTATCATCTCATGAAAAATGTAAAGAAATTGCACTGTCAAATAATTCAAACATTTATGGCGTTCAAAGCAATGGTCAGTGTTTTATTGGAAATGATATAAACAATGCTATGAAGTATGGTGAAACGGGTAATTGTCCTGCGTTAGGTGGTGCATGGACAAACCAAGTTTATACAAATATTTCTCTGCCAGATAAACTACCAACTATTAATACAAATGAATTAAAAAAAGATTCATTTTTGAATATAGGAAGCTCTATGGAAAAAGGCGAATCGCTGATATCAAGTAATGGTAATTATATCTTGTTTTTTAGTTTAGAAGGAGTTTTAACAATTCGCAAATTGAAAAAAAATCCAGACAATTCACCCATTATTGAATATTATAACGATTTTAATGGATTAAAACAGACTCGATTTGCATCAGATGAAACATGGAATGCAGGAGTAGAATCCAAATCGAATGCAACAACATTAAAATTTGGAAAAAATGGTAATTTAGAACTACAAGATGCAGCAGGTAAGAGTTTATGGAGTACAAACACTGGATGTATGGATGGTACTAAATTAGCAATTCATGATGATGGATATTTAGCAATTCATAAAAGTGATGGAATACCTATATGGGCTACAAAATTAAATCCATATAGTTCAAAAAATGTGTTACAACAATGTAAAGGATTAGAAAGTATGCAAAACATACAATTTGAAGGTTTTAGTGAAGGATATAAAGCTGGCGATTTTTACAATTCAAACAATTATCCCAAACAGGCAGATATAGACGAAGAAAAAGCATTATTTGAAACGGAGATTGCACTTTTAAAGAAAATTAACGATTTTAATGGTGCTTATGCAAAATTTAGGAGATGTAGATATAATGCGGATTATCCAACAAATCCACAATTGAATCAAATGGATTGTACCCCGGGGGATATAAATGGTACAATTTATTTATCGAAATTAGCTACAGATTCTTCAAATTCAGGTTTATTAAAAGATATTGACGCTTATATTGACCTATTAGAAGAATATCCAAAAGACGGCAGTCCAACAGTTGACTTTTTATCAACAAAACACAAGGATATTCTTACAAAGCGTAGTGAATTAGATAATAAATTAAATGAGTTAAATAATGGTACCAATTCGATAAGTATGATGAGGCGCCTAGAAACCGATTCTACTATTTATGCTACATTATTATGGACTACTCTAGCTACTTCACTAATTTATTATACATTCCGACATATGTAAATCATAAAATTAGAAAAAATATAAAATATCATATAATATAATTATAATATCACAATAAATTATATTATGTCAGGTTTAGAACAAAAGTTAGCATCAGTTAACAAACATTATGGTGAAATAAATGAATTATCCAAGAATAATACATATAAATATATACAAATTGCGGATAACGAAAACGATCCAATAGATATTGGATCTATGTGTAATGATGAAAATTATGTTAATAGTGGATATTTAGATACAACTAAGCAATGGGATATTGAAGATAATATTGAAATGTGTTTTATGAACGCTAAAACTATTTGGTCTAATATGAAATTTGAGGAAGATAAGTTTATTAATAGTAATTCTGTTGTAAAACAACCCGGGTTATCTATTATTGAAAAGAGTTCTAATGGACATTTTGAAGATGAAGTTCAATTTTTCAAAGATACAGCCGCATCTACAACTTATATAAATGAATTTAATACAGGTATTAAAGCAAATTCATCAGTTGATTTATTCGGATATTTTGTTCCAAACATTAGCGGTACATGGACATTTTCTATATTAAATACAGATATAGCTTTATTTTGGATAAAAAACGATCATGCATTATATGATTACACAATTAATAATGCAGATATTAGTAGTCGCACAATATCAAATGACGGTAGTCGTAAATTTACCATTAGTTTAAAAAAAAATGAATATTATCCTATTCGTATCCAACTTGCAAATTTAACTTCAGTTCCTAATACAAATTCACTGTTAAGTGTAATATCACCAAAACAAGATCTTATTGCTTCAAATGCTCCAAATCATAATTACTTTGTTTCATTGTTATATGCTGACAACCTATATATGAAAAAACTATTGTACTTTGGTTTAGTTAGATCTACAAGAACGATGCAAGGAAAACCATTGTTTCATTGTTTCTTTGTTAATTCAAATTCACAAAATTATGATACAATTAAAAAATTAAAAGTAAATCCACCTAGATTATTTAGAACCTCTGAAATTCCGACTACAATTACATATGAAAGTGCTAAGTATAATGTATCTTCGTCAGCTGATGATATGGCTCCAATTAATATATTGTCTCCAGAAGGCTCTAATTTACATATACTCAATTCGAAATATGGATTGCCAAAAGATAGATTAGAAAATCGACCTATTGCATCAAGCGTACCTGAGACAGATCCAGAAAAAACAATAAAAAAAGAGAATATACCGTATCTTTACAGACAATTATATGATAATAACCAATATAGAGATGCAAATAGTGAGCGTTTAAAGTCATCGTTTGTCGATCCTAAACCATATAAAACCATTTATACTGACAATTGGGTTTCAGTACCGTCATCATTTGATACAACCAAGGTTAATCAATCTCTTGTCAGTACGAACAAATTGAATATTGATGGTTTGTATAATAATACATATGGTGATCCAGCCCCAGGATATGCTGGAAAAATAGCAACAATTGATTATAGATATAGTCAAACATTTGATGCAAATGACCCAACAAAAAATATTACAAATAAAACAATATATTTAGATGCTACCGGTCAATTAGTAATTGGATATTTTTATAAGGGGACAACGAATAGTTCTGTAATTTCATTTTTAAGTAATGCGGATAAATGTACAGACCCAAATGTTTGCAATTATGTATTAAAATTAAAAGATAACGGTGATCTCGCAATATATAACAATGTAAAAGCTGAAATATGGAATATGAAATTAACCAATTTACGAGCACCACGTAAAATAGTTGCAGTTGATTCGTGGTTAAAAAATCCACAACGACGCAGTATTTTAAATCGTGGTGAAAAATTATCACCGACTGACGTTCCTGAGCTGATATCAGATAATGGTAAATTTAAATTAAAATTTGAAAATGGAAAATTAATAGTAAGATACGCGTTTTTACCATATAATACAATAGACTACAATAATTTTAAAATTAAGCATACTAATTTACATATATCAGATAACGGTAGACAACTATATTATTTATATCGTGTTAATGCTTCCGGATTAAATGGTAAAAAATTTCTAGCAAAAACTAGTAAAAGTGGGAATAATGATGATAATTCATTGTGGCATTTACAAAATAATACAGATAAAATTCTAAAATTTAGTTCATATAGTAATAGTATGGATAGATTCCCACTTTTATTAGCAACTGATTATGATAATATAATTAGTACAACAACTCAATCTAATATTGGTAATAAATACAAAATAACTAATATAACAGAAGACAATTGTAAAACAAGTTGTCAAAATGATTTGAACTGCGAACATTTTTTTTACATGAACACTAGTACTGGTGGGAAATGTCTTCAAGATACACTTTCAACCTCAACACCAATGTTTACTTACAACAATCCCAGAAAAGAATTTAAAAGTTCATATTTAGGAAACAAACAATACAATATATATACAACGTGTGGATACAATCCTCAATCTCAACCATTAAATAATGTGAAATTCAATGCATATGCCGATTACAACATGATGTATAATACCTTACGTAATGATAGTCAAAGTACTTATTATTGTGCAGATGATAAATATATCGATAACAATGAAAAAATATTAGATATATATAATAATAGAAGCGCATTTACTACAATGGAAGGTATGACTACAGTAGAAGGTGCACGTAATATGTTTAGCGATTCTATAGATAAACTTCGATCAAATGCATCTATATTGCAGGAAAAACAAAGAGATGTAAGTAATAATTATATTACAACAATGAACAGAATTAATCAACATAAAAATTTAAGTAGTGAATTAGATAGACTTTTAGGAAGTGATTTATACAAAGCGAATAATTCTGATAGAATTGCATTGAATACATTCCATCCAGAAATTGACAGCTATAAACCAGAAACTAGTATTCAAGAAGCAGTAAAAAAAGATACAAATGTAATGATTTTACAACAAAATACCTTGTATACTATCGGAACTATTACTGCGGCTACATTACTTATTTTTTCAATTATTTTAGCAAGAGATTAAAAAAATATATGGTGGTAATTTGAAATTTGGGTTTATTATAAATAATATGTATAGTTTTATATATATTATATTATTTGGGATATCATGGCTCAACCATTTGATCTAAAAACATTTATAGACCTTCAAGACCAGTATGCGTCTGATTTAGCAGGTATTTCTATAAGTGATACGACAGCCGCTGCAGCTGCAACTAGTGCAATAGGTAATCTCGGAACAAAGTTGTCGTCATTAGATCTCGCATTAAATGCATCAAACGCTGATACAAACTCGTTGCTTTTACAACAAAACACCATTAATCGAATTTTGGGTACTGAAGAAGAAAGACTTGCTGAAAAGCGTGCAAACATCGATAATGCAATTATGGGACAACAGCGTCTTATTCAATTAAATGATACATATCGTAAAAGATACTCAGCGTATATAAAAGTGGTTTTAATTATTGTTTTAGCTTTAGTAATTATTATAGCACTAATTTTTATAAATAAGATCTTTCCTTTTATTCCTGAGGCGGTATACACTCTATTATATATTATAATTTTATCGGGGTCTATTATTTATGCTTCGATCATATTAATTGATATACAAAGCCGAGATAAATTTGAATATGATAAACGAACACGCCCTCCACCAGTATCACCGGAAGAGATTAAAAAAAATGCAGAAGCAGCAGCCAAGGCTGGAAATTTATTAGCATCAATCAATGCCAGTAGTGGATGTAAATCTGAAGGTTGTTGCATGGTAGGTACAAAATGGAGTGCGGCTGACAATAAATGCATCCCCGATTGCCCTACTGGAAAAATATGGGATAGTGTTAATAAAGCGTGTGTATCAACTTGTCCTACAGGAACAAGAAATGTTAATAACATATGTGTTTCTGCAACAAATGCATTTACAACAATTGAACAAGCATACTCACAAGAACCAGAATTACGAAAAATAGTAGAACCATATACACCGAATGAATTTGAAGGTTATTCAAAACTATAAATTATATTATTATTATATTATAAGTACTGTTATAATATAATGTCCGCTGTATCAATACAAAATACTATTTTAGACAATCAAATTAATAAATTAAACGAAATATATTCAACTGATGAAAAACGGGCATATTATATTGATCAAAAAATTCAAACTTTGAATAAAGTTAACTATTTTTTCTTCATTCTGTATTATATTTTAGTAATATTGGTATCAATATTTCTGATATTAACCAATAAAACACTATCATATAAGATAAAAATAGGTATTATTCTTTTGTTAGGCATTTATCCAATTGTTATTGGCTTTATAGAAAGACAAATTTTTGGATATCTACGTTTTCTATATTTTTTAATAAAGGGAGAACCTTACCGATATGAACGTAAATAAAAAATAATTTTATTTTTGATTATTTTTTATTTTTTGTGGGTTTTGTGGTATAATGCCTATAGATCGCTTTCATCAATATCATCAACTTCATCATCTGAATCATTCACTTCATCTAAGTTAATTTTAACCTCATCTCGCTCATATCGTATTCTTGCACCGATCCATACGTTCAATTTTATATTAAACCTACCTAACCGTTTATCCAAATATTCATGAACTTCTTTTGTACTTGGACCACCTCGTCCATATGTATTACTGAACCAATGATTAAATTCAGTAGTAACTTCGGTCTTAGTAATACCTTTTGCATTTGGATCAATAACGATTTTATCACGAATAAATTCAGCAATATGATCTTCTCTTTCTTTATATTTTAAACTGGATTCATCGATCATTTTGCATGGATCGACACGTCCTTGGGTTTCCAAAACAATTTCGACTAACATTGCCATAAATACTTCTCTCCATAGAGGAAATTTTTCTTTGAATGATTCATCTTTTTTGAATTGAAATGGTTTATCTTGATCGCCTTCTTGAGGTGTATCGGTAAATAATGACATAAAATCTACGACTGCAATACGTCTCCACGTTCCATGATCCTGACTATTTACTTTCATAAAATTGTTAGTACATACAACAATTTTAAACTGTGGAATAAAACTTATAGGAGCACTAAATAAATTACGCCCTTTTATTGGTTCTACGCCACTGGTTAATTCTTTCATTGCACCATCATTTATTTTATCATCTTTGGAAGGTTCTTGCATTACTGCATACCGAACACCTTTTAATCCTACTATATCAGGAGACGCTTGACCTTGTTTTTGTCTGGCTTGTGTAATTAATGATAGAACAGCCTCACATTTATAATCTCCTAAAACTTGGGATAACAGATCAGTTAATACCGATTTACCATTTTCACCTTTACCTACATACATATGTAATTTCTGATTTAGATTGACACCAACTAATACCGATGCTAAATGCTGCCACATGTATTTTCTTAAAGGTTCTAATGGAAACAATTTCTCCATAAAATCATTAATTTCGTCAATAATCTTGGCATCGCGAACGCGGTCTAATTTTTTATAATCAATATTGGTACATTTTGAAAGGTAATCTTCTGCTCGTCCATTTCGAAATACCTTTTCTTTAATATCCAATACGCCGTTTTTGAAACACAATAAATACGGATTACTGTCTAATAAATCTAAAAACTTGATTTCAGGATCAAAGAAGAGTTCGCGAGCCTCTTTCATTACGTGATCTTTGTTTGTCGTTCCGGATAATTTAACACAGATTTCTAATACTTTATTTGTTAAATTTTCGTACTTCTTAAATCCATCATCTTGAGGATGCTTATCGGATAAAATTTTGGTAAAATCATCGCATTTTAATCTATATCTTGTTCTCAATTCATCTGATATATGTCTTCTCAACGATGTTCCACATTCATCTTCAACCCATCTGTGTTTTGCGAATCTATACCATTTGTCTGCTTTGAGGCCAGCACAAACATATGAATCTTTAAACATCATATGCAGAATTTTAGCTAAATCCGCATCACCACAACCATAATTCTTATCACTTTTGTTGAATGCGACTGAAGCAAGACTCTTAATCGATTGATCGATATAATAATCAATGCCACTATTATAAATGCGATAAAATTCTGTTGGATTTGATTCTCGTGCCCAATAGATAAGCGAACGCTTTGTTAATCCCCTATCATTATTTGTATCAAATGTCATCCATTTTTCGCATAAATCTGGAATTGTATCATATGTGAATGTAGAAGATTTCGCACTAAAAGCAATCCATACAATTAACAATTTCTTCGATATATTGGAAAGAGCCCAACCGACTTTCATCCAATTCTCATAACTTCCAAGACCATAATATGATTCTGGTAAAATCATTGCAATTTCATATGCTTCGCGCAAATTATATTCTGTTGGATTTAAACTCTCCAAAAATTGCAATACAGCATCATCGAGTTCAGTTTTATTTTGTATCGAAAGAATATCTCCACCTAATTTATTTGAAGATGCGTTAGTTCTTCGAATAACTGAACGATTTGGTTCATTTGTTTTATGTTGTTCATGAATTGGTATAAAATCCGCCTTAAAGAAGAAATATGGATTTCCGGTATATCTTACAGAGAGTTTCTTGAAATCTTTTTCAAAATCAAATTTCTTGATATTGATTTTTGTATCTATAAATTCTCCGTCAATTGAATCATATTCATATTCATACCAACGAGTTAAAACATACTTATCATGATTTGGTTTTCGGGATCCGTACATTTGCCAGCCAGTACTACCCTCACAAACACCCTTATCAAATACATCCTCCCAAGTATTTTTTAATGGCAAATCGCCCCATTCTTTTTCTTCTTCAATACTTTCTAACACCATTTTTCGTAATAATGATCGTGTTGTTCGATCTGCTTGAATACCAATTATAATATGAATCCCATCTTTTGTAATTTGTTTTTCTTCAATACGATTAACCTTTGGTTTTTCAAATATATATACTTGAAACGGCGATTTATCTTGAAATTGAAATATTTTTTTTAAGTTTTCTAAATATAATGATAATAAACTAGCTATATGTTTATCGGTATATTGTCTTTCTGTTATATTATAATCATGTTTGAAGTCAATATCAATTGCAATAGGTCCGTCATTATCTCGCTGCTTCTCAGTTAAATATTCATCCGCATTTTTTGATACAATATCTCTATAATATGCATCTAAAAACGCTTCATATACATCATCTGGAATGTGAAATTTACCACCGGTTATTCTATTATTTGTTGGAGGACGAGTATCATCCTTTGATACAAAACATCCTCCGACATAATCTTGATAACTTTTGTACTTTTTATTTTCATTACCGGTGTTTGCTCTCGATTTTGAATCATTTGATGACCTTGACCTATCCGTCATGTCTTAATAAGTATAATATATCTATACTTTTATTTCTTTTTTTTAATTGATTCAATTTTTAGAATTTATATTTTTATAATAAAAATATAAAATTTACTGCATATAACTGTGTTATGTTATTCATTTGTAGTAAATGCTTGTTTGTATTCTAAATATCGCATAAAACTAGCAAATAATGTATCATAATCCAAATTCCGCAAATTTCCACCATTTTCAGGCATTGTTATCGAGCAACCACCAGTATGTAATATCGATACATCAAATTTATTAATTCCGTTGGAAAAACAATACCATAATATCTTATTAACATTATCCAAATTAGAATCATTATAATGCAAATGAATTGATATTTTTTCTTTGGGTATTCCAAAAAACATAATGTTATCAACAATATATTCAAAATCATCGAATTTCAATGTTCCGCAAGTATCCGAAATGCAAAATGTATCAAATGGATAATCTTTGTGATAATTCAATATTTCATGAACTATAAAATCATTATCAATATTCCCAATAATTGGACATTCATTAATACAAGATATATACAATTTTGTTTTGTAATTTTTTTTGTTTTTCAATAAATCAAAAATAGTATAAAATTCTTTTTTTGTATCTTGTAGTGTACGGTTCGTATTTTTTTTCTGAAATTCATTTGATACCGATGTAATAAAAGAAAAATTATACACACCTGTGTCCAATGCTATCTGTAATTTATTGAAAGATGGAATTAAAACATATATATGAGAACGTTCAGTTTCACTATTTTTTTGTTGTATTCCTTTCGCATATGCATGTAAATCAAGTGTATCTTTCATAATAGGTAAAAGTTTTGGAGAAGTTAATGAGCCAACTTCAATACTTTCTGGGTTATATTCGCGTATTATTTTATCATAAATCGACTGTTTTATACCAAAAGACATATTGTTTGGATTAATATATTGAATACCATCTCTTAATGAAGTATCGAATGTTTGTGGTATCTTAATTTGCGACATTACCGTTTGGTTTAAGATACGTTTGCAAGCATCATTCAACAAATTTCGAGATAAAACGCGAGATATCATAGTATTTTATATTATGTTCTAAATTGTCTATATATAATTTATTTTGTAAAAATTGAAAATAATAGAATACAATCTTTACTTAGAAACAAATCTTATTATTTCTATATACGAACCATGAAATTTTGTGATAAATGCGACAACATGTTTTATATTGGTATTGATGCCGAAGATAATAATAAACTTACTTATTATTGTCGAAGTTGTGGAAACGTAGATACAAATATACCGAATGAAGGTGTATGTGTATTAAACACGAATTTAAAAAAAAATGATCAAAAATTTAATCATATTATCAATGAATATACTAAATTAGATCCAACGCTCCCTAGAATTTACAATGTTCGTTGTCCAAATGGAAAATGTTCTACCAATGCAGAAAATTCAAACAAACCAGCTGAAGTAATATATATGCGTTATGATGATGCTAATCTAAAATATATTTATATTTGTTCTAGTTGTGGTACTACATGGAAAACAGCGGAAGCTGTATAAAATTGAAATGTTATAAATATAATAATAAATTTAGAAATATAAGCCTATTATTATATATTACAATGGATAAAGAAATCGAAATTGAAGATAGTGAAACTGAGAGTGAAACTGAAAGCGAAAGTGGTTCAGATAACGATTCAGTTGTCAATGAAAATAAAACAAAATTAAACAAAGATATTGATTTTGGTTCAGATGACGAAGAAGAAGACGAAGAAGAAGAAGACGAAGATGCCGAAGAAGATGATGAAGAAGGAGATTTAGGAATATCTAAAAATAAAGATGATATTGTTAATACTATATTAAAAAGCACTCAAAATAAAAATTTAATTAACCGTGATGATTTTAGTGAAGATGACGAAGAAGACGATGATGAAGAGATTGATGAAAACTATCTTCAAAAATTAGATAAAGGCATAAAAAATAACATTATTTCTGAATATCACCCAGAATTAATGGTTCATAATATGGACGAAGTTGAAGCGGCGTGTGTAATAGTTCGCGATTCAAATGGAGTTATTGTAGACCGTATGCACAAAACATTGCCATTTGTTACCCGTTATGAAAAAGCGCGAGTTCTCGGTGAAAGGGCCAAACAAATTAATGCCGGTGCAAAACCATTTATCGAAATAAGTGATTCATTAATTGATGGATACTTGATTGCATTGAAAGAGTTTGAACAAAAAAAAATACCATTCATTATAAGACGTCCTCTACCAAATGGCGGTTCAGAATATTGGAAATTACGTGATTTGGAGATACTGGAGTAAGCTACGCTACCCTTACCCTACCCTGCCCTACCCTACCCTGCCCTACCCTGCCCTACCCTGCCATTCTTATATAATTTAATGAAACTATATAAAAATTTTTAATGATAAACTCATATACGGTAATGTTCGATACAGATACATACATAAAATTAATACCAGAAAATATTCTTAATATGGTTATATTTGATAAATTGAAAACTGGCAAACCGTTAATGGATACGTTTTTAACAACGATTTTTTTAACGATTGCTACAATATTGTTTAAATATATGAATAATCAAATCGCAATATTTAAAGATTTTTTAAGAAATTATGATTATAGTTTTGAAGGTTGGTTTTATAAAAAAAATATAGTGGAATACGAAGGTAAAATTGCGCTAACTACAACGTTTTACGATCATAATATAAGTCAGACAAATTCATTCAGTGATCGATTTAAAGCATTATGGTTCAACATTGTTGACAATATTAACAATAACGATACAATTAAACATATCAAAGAATATTCCTTTGATAATTATTCAAATAATAATAATAAACGGAATAGTGATATTTATATGGTAATTCAAAATACAAAATTCTTAATATCAAAAAAACACGAAATATATGCTTACACTATAATTTATAATGAAGAAAAAGAAGATAATAATAATAGTAAAAGTAAAAGTTCTAAATACATAAATAAAGTTGAAAAAATAACTATTCAACTTTTTTCGTATAAGAGTGATATAAATACGATAAAAGAATTGGTTGAAGATATTACAAAAAAATATTTATCATCGATTGACGATTTACGTGAGAATAAGCGATTCATTTATACATTAACCAAAACAAAATATGAAGAAAGTCGTTATGAAATGTGGGATGAAAATTTGTTTTCAAGTACGCGACAATTCAATAATATTTTTTTCGATAATAAAGAGATAATAATGAATAAAATAGATTTTTTTATTAACAATAAAGATTGGTATTTTGAGAAAGGAATACCATATTCACTTGGGATTGGCATGCATGGACCTCCAGGAACAGGGAAAACGTCGTTAATCAAAGCAATTGCAAATTATACAAACCGCAACATTGTCGTTATTTCACTTAAACTGATTAAAACCAAAAAGCAACTTGATAGTATATTCTTTGAAGAACGATATAATCAAGATAATAAGAAAGGTAGTATAGCATTTGATAAAAAAATTATTGTTTTTGAAGACATTGATTGTGTTGGCGATATTGTGTTAGATAGAGAAAAACTAAAACAGAAAAAAATGAACGGTAGTAAAAAAATGAATTGTGAAGAATTATCAAATACATCCATATCAAATGTTAATGTTGGAGATTTACTTGAGACTATTGTAGCTACTGAAAAAATAAATGAAATACCCAAAATATTGTTAGATGACGAACCGATAACGTTAGATGACATTTTGAATCTATGGGATGGTATTCGTGAAACTCCTGGTAGAATAATGATTATTTCTTCAAATCATTATAATGAATTAGACCCAGCACTGATACGACCCGGTAGAATAGACATAACACTTAAATTGTCATACGTATCACATGAAATAATAAAACAGATGTATACCCATTTATTTGGTGAGAATATAGAACCAAAAAAATTAAAAAAGATTACAGAATATTTTTATTCACCGGCTGAAATCATAAATATTTATATGAATGAAGAACGCAACAAGGAAAAATTTATAAATAGACTGTGTAAAAACGAACATGTATAGGTTTTATATCGTATAATTATATAAACTATAACTAATTTTTCTTCCAATGTCTTCCACAATTACAACATGTAATAAATATGGTTTCACTTTCATCCGCGCTTCTTGTTTGTAATGAATAATATGTACATTGTTTTGATTTGCATTTTGAACATGTAAACATATCTGTATTTGCGACAACATTATTATTATATTTATTCGCATCAATAATACTTTTTTTATCAATTAATTCTTTCCAACGATTCGGATTCATTTCTTGATGAGTCATGAATACAAATGCATGTGGAGCTAATTCTTTTGATTTTATTTGTGATAAAAGATTCGGATTTTTGAGATTTAAATAAATAGTTCGCAACCGATCAATATACAATTGAACAAATGGTCCATTATCCCACTTTTTTATTATTTTTTTAAATCCAGCTTCTTGAATTGCATAATTGAATACAGCCTTTTCTATATTTATAGATACATTATCATCTTCTATAATTAGTATTAGTTTATTACGAATATTTTCACGAAATTGTTCTGGATTTGAAATCTTACGCGACATTAGAATTATATTAACTATATGATATGATTTATATACATAGAAATGTTTATATTTATATAAATCAATTTTATTATACATATTCCTCTTCTTCTAATTCACTTTCGCAATTTAAAAAAACGCTTTCAACAACAACTTCTGTTTGTTCAGTTCCTGTTTTTTTTGTAGGTTTACTAGGTTTACTAGGCTTACTCGACTTTTTATTATCTTTAATCGTTTTTTTAACTTTACGTTTTGGTTTTGCGTATTCTGATGATTCATCATCGTCTATTTCCTCCGAATCATCTTCATCTTCAAAATCATCATCGTCATCATCATCATCATCATCGTCTACTATAAATCCATCTTTTTTATAACCTTGTTTTGTAAGTACTACACCGTCCATATCTTCAGATTCCTCTTCAGAATCTTCTGAAACAATATCTTCAAATCCGCCATACAAATGTTCATAAATTAAAGCCCAATCATTTATTTTTAGGTCATTGCCTACATTCACTAATAAACAATTTCCAAAAAACAGAGTACTATCAACTGGTGGTGGAAATTCATACTTGTTTTCTTGTCCTGCACGTCCAGTTTTCTTTGCATATAATTGAATATTAAATTTACGACCACTTTTTAATTCAACTACCCAAGTAGTCTGAATTGCAAAACCTTCTGCATTTTTAAATCCAGCCTTTTTGTATAATTCACTTTCTTCACATGTTTTTACGAGAATTTCTTTAATATTACCAGTTTTTTCTACAACTAGAAAAGAAGGCATTTTACTATTTGTATATAATTGTAATTTTTTATATTTATTTCATTTATATTTCATTTATTTTATTTTGTATTTCTTCTACGTTAAAAAATACATAGTTAAATATTAAAAATGTATATAAACGCTAATAAAATAATTAGATTATGTGGTTTAATATAATACAAACTATTATATTTTCATTAATTATTATTATTATTATACATTCATTATATCAACATATAAAAGACATACTAGTTCCAAGAAAAACAAGGAATTTAGTTGAATTACAAGTTCAAAAATACAAAGATATATTATCTGAATTACAAGAAAAACAATTTATAAAAGAAGAAGAACAACAACAACAACAAGAAGAAGAATACCCCATGGTCGAAATAGATTACAATAATATGGAAAATGATTTAATACAATTTGCAAATTCACAAATTGCAATATCGAATGATGATTTGTTGTAATACAACAAAATAAAATTGATATAAAAATATAAATTGTACACTATTAGTAATAGACTATAAATAATATGCAAGTTGAAAAAGTGTTATCACAATTTGAGGTTGAGTGTTTAGTCGAACGATTCCCTGATTTTGAACTTTCTTATGAAACCATTTCCCATAAAAAAGTTCCGCCAAATTATAATTTGGCGTATGCAATTCCAAATGGACATAAATATTACGCATGGTTTTCTTTCTATGAAGATAAAGACGTTTTATACTTGTTTAATTTAAATAAAGACAAAAAAATTACAAAAATAAGCATTGTGCCATGTAAATTCAATTCTAAATTAGCTTTAGGGACAATTGTCTATGGTGTTTTATTACAAGATACAAATACGTTTTTAATTGAAGATATATATTATTTTAAAGGAATTCCATTAAAACGATTAAACACTCGTGAAAAATTACATTATATACACGAATTATTTGAAGAAGGTATTATACACGATTCAAATTATATAGTGTTTGTATTACCAGTGTTTTGGGTTTATACTGAAAATATGGATTTCGAAAAAATACCCGAAGAAATACAACAGAAAATATCTTATACCATTCACCATATTCAATATCGATCATTCATTGATATTGTGCCGTTTCTAAACATACCATTAAACCGTAAAATTATTACTGATCGTAATAAAAACATCGAATTTGTTAAAATGCAAGAGAAGAAAAAGAACTTCCCAAAAATGGAACAATTAATACCAGATTATCATAAACCACAATATCGACAAAATGCGGTATTTTTAGTATCCGCTGATATTCAATATGATATTTATCATTTATTTGCATATGGCAAAAATAAATCTTCAGTTTATTATGACGTAGCTTATATACCGAATTATAAAACAAGTACATTTATGAATGGTTTATTTAGGACAATAAAAGAAAATGAAAATTTAGATTATATTGAAGAAAGTGATGATGAAACAGATTTTGAAGATATGCGCGAAGATAAATATGTTGATTTGCAAAAACAATTATTTATGGAATGTCAATTTATACCCAAATTTAAACGATGGGTTCCGAAGCGCGTAGTAGATCCATCGTTCAAAGTAGTCCATATTATGAATTTAGTGCGTAATTACAACCAACAATAAACTATTAATTCGTATTTAATTTTGTATAGAATATATTATATATCTATATTCTATATATATATCTATTATCGAATGTCCAATGTATTACCAACACCACTTGATAGTGGTTCAAATAAATACCCATGGGGATATGCATCAAAATTAGTTGGAGGCAAGCGCAAAACAACTACATACAAGAAAAAAACCAGTAAAAAATCACGAAAAATGAGAAAAACTAGAAAGTCATGGAATAAATCTAAAAAATAATCATTGATGATATTATACATACATACACACACACAGCAAAAAATACAATACAAACCATGTATTGTATTTTTTTCTTTTTTCTTTTTTCTTTTTTCTTTTTTCTTTTTTCTTTTTTCTTTTTGTCTAATTTTTTATACTATTCTATGTTTTCAATATATTCACCCATATTTCGTTTAAAATCGGATACCATAAAATAACAACGAAGTAGTGTATGCTCATCAATATTTTGTCTTTTATTATGAATATTTTGTGAAATTATTGATAAAAATTCATCCGATGTTTTGAATATAGCTTTTATAAATCCATGAAATTCTGGACTTTTTAACTCTTCTAACATTTTATTCATATATTCATACAAAATAGAAAGATTCACAACTTTCAAAAAGAATTGTTCTTCGTCTTCAAATTTACGCACTTTATTTTGTATATTCTTTATAATTTCTTCTTTTGTTGGTTTTTCTAGTGATTCGTTTATATTTTCTCTTCTAAAATGTTTTTGATGTGATCTTAATGTTATATTTTCTGATAAATTATTTAATTCGTTCATCTGTATTAATGATTTTGATTTCCTTATTGTAATATTTTCATGGATTTTTTCTTCTTTTTTGACTGAATTTGTTATATTATCCGAATGATCCATATTATATATTGTAGATGCATCTTTTCTTGTCCTACGCGGCATTTCTACTAAAATGTTAAATTAGATTATAGTTATTTGTAATTTGTTATTTACTAACTTTTTTATTTCAATTTTCTTTATTTTGTTGAGATAATATTGGAAACGGTATTGGAACTATATAACTTAATAACCATACACCCATAACAACCCACATGGACGTTATACTATTACCTCCATTATATATTGCCCAGCGTAATGCTGAACAATGCGGCGATGCTGCTAAAAATGGAGATGCAATAAATCCTACAAAACTTGGATATGCACATAGTCTTACATACAAATTTGCTGAAACATAATGTAATAAAATCCAAACACCATATATACCAAATGCCCGAATAAATGGGTTTATAATACGGATTCCATTTTCAATAACTTCGCGATAATTCATTTTCAAATAATATTCAGATTCCCAAAACATAACTTATGATACAATATAAAAAAATTATATAATAGATAATTTCAATTTTTTACAGGTTATCTATATGAATAAAACATTTACCTTTGAATATAGTAGCAGTATCTTTTATATTTTCCTCTGGGTCGGAAACGACATCTTGTTTACACGTAATCGATGACGACGACGTATATTCATTCTTCGGTTCAAAAACCCATGTCCAAGTTTTATCAGTATTCCAATCTAAACACATTCCTGAATAACGTTTATTATCAATCGACCTAATTCTATAATTGCACTTTTTATAAAACCGCTTTCGCTGTTTCCATTGATTTTGGAATAATTCATGCATATCTACAATATCTACTACAACTGGATTGTCGTGTTTCATTCTCAATATTCTACCTACGGATTGTGTTATATCTGTTTTTGGTGTAGCCATTATCATCATACTCAATGTTTTTATATCCAATGCTTCCGCAGCCATTGCATATGTAGCCAACACTATTTGTTTTGTTTCAGATGCTTGTAAATCGGTTTGTTTCATTCCTCCTACATAATATCCAACTGTAGCTATTTGTTTATGAGTAATTGAATCATACAGATATTTTAACATAGAACGGTTATGTCCTAAAATCATTATTTGACCTTCTGGATTTTCGTCTAATAAATCATGCGCTACACGAACAATAAAATCATTTCGTGGACCATAATCGCTTAATTTACTTATCATTGTACTGAATTTAGGTTGTCCGCGAAAATCACATTCGACTGCATTGAATTCTTCATCATTTGAATGATATTCTATTCCACGAACACATACTTCATCACCTTTCTTTCTTTCTTCCGAATAAATTTTTTCACCAATAAACATATACAACAATTTTGTAAGCTTATCTTTACGTTCTACTGTAGCAGAAATACCTAACATATATGGCGTAATCGTTTTCAATAATGTTTTCGAAAACTCTTCACTACCAATACGATGAACTTCATCAATGACAGTTAGTCCAAATTGAGAATATACTTCTTGTGGAAATGTTTTATTATACATGGTTTGAATCATTCCTATAACAATGTCTTTGTCATGATAATCACAAACATTGGCTTGAATTTTACCTATAGTAGCCGTTGGTAGAAACTCATTGATTCTTTCTATCCATTGATTCATTAAAAACTCTTTATGGACCAATATTAACGTCTTCTTTTGTAATAATGATATTATTTTTAATCCCATTACTGTGTTATGTGTAACTGTAAAATCACCTAATACAAAACGATGATTACCATCTATTTCAAAACCATAATAATCTCCTATTCCTATATTTTCTAATTTGATTCGATATTTTAAACAATCTCTCAGTAATTTTCTTTTGTGTGCTTTTTTACGCATACATTTCACTGGTATTTCTTCCAATCCTTCGCCGCAAATATTTGTAATATAATAAATTCCTTCTTTTCTTCCATTGACTGAATTCGTGCAAGTTTTTTTTACTTGTTTTTTATAAGCCGAAAACCCTAAAGATTTTGCCAAAAATACAATATCATCTAATAAATTTTCATTCTTTTGAACTATTTCATAGCAATTTGTATGATAATATCCATCGGAATCGATCAATCCAGCTAATATTTCTAATTGATTTTTTCTGGAATTACATTTATATTGCAAAGGAATATGTTTATTATTAATCAAATTATTTCCTCGTAGGAAATCCATGAATATATTATTTTTGTTGATAGAATTAATCCTATAATCATATTGTTGTCCAGTGTATTTGAAATATAATGAAGTATGTTTTGTTTTAAAGCAATCTACGAGATATTTGATGACACTAGATTCTTGTGTAGTTATACCGGTTCCATTTGAGGAACCATCGCCTAACCAATAACCGAGTAAATAAGGGTCTATTTCAACCGGGGTTTCTTTAAATAAAATAGGGACGCGATATCCTAATAATACTCCTCCCCTACCATGATAACTTTTTGGTAAATTTAAATAATCTAACACTGGAATATCAATAACTGAATTTTTTGGTGTATGTTTATTTACTTTTGAACTATATTTCAATGATAATATATGACTTTCATTCACTATATACCCATTTCCTTTTTTTGTATTCACTTTATACATAGTTTCTTTACCTCGCGCTAGCGATAATACATTTCTAGGAGTTGAATCATCTCCCATTAAAACGTCGCCAACTTTTATATCCTGAACCAATTTAATTGTTCCATCATACATTAGGATTGGAGTATCTATTCCCAAACACTTACCTGCACCACATGGAACCTGCAGTATTCCTCCACTGCCTTGTCCGTGTGTATTTGGATTATTAACATATTTCATATAAATATCGATAATGTTTTCCTGATAATCGCGTAATTCTTTCGCAAATGGTACGTTGATATCAAGGCCTGGATCCAATTCACATTTTGTTGGACTACCATATCGTTGTATTCCGTAAAATCTGGGAATATATATTTTCTTATCGTTTTCTCTATAAACTGGAAATGCGGTATTTTCTTGTGAATTCGGAGCAAATCTTGCCCCCATAACTTCGGGTTTTAAATAAAGATCTTTTGTTAAAAATTCCAATTCTTCGTTTGGTAAAATCGATTTTGGAATCGTATATCCTTTTTTACCAATATATGATTGAGATAATATCGTTTGTTTAATCTCATTTGATAACGTATATACTGTAGGTTGTTGTAATGATGATTTTGGGTTTTTATCTATGATTTTCTTTTTACGATACATAATACAATAGAAATAGAAATAGAAATAGAAATAGAAAATAATACTGTTAGTCTATCTAATTATATAACTTGTTTTCTAATTTATTTACACAAATATATAACGTACAAATAAATTCAATTTTATTCTTATGCAAAATATTGGTTCATAAATTCATCTATTTCCATGATCGATATACCTAATTTTTTGGCTTGTTCTATTTTTACAGTTGTTTCTGTTTTATCTTTAACTATAACAACAAACGTATTCTTATTAACAGCTGCACCAACCTTTGCACCTACTTCATTTAATTTACTTTCCATACTTTTATCTCTAAAACCAGTCATAACAATAATTTTATCATATAATGGATGCGTGTTATCAATTTCTGTTTTTGTAGAAGGTGGTTCAATATTCAATTTATATTCTAATCCACATTCTTTCATAAATTCTAAAAACATAGATATATGTTCTACAAATGACTCAGCTGTTTTTATAGCCATACCCTTTATTTCTGCCAATTTCTTAACATTACGTTCTCCTTCTTTTAATACATTCGGATATTCTTTTAAAATCAATTCCATTTTTATATCACTAAAACCACGACCAAACATATTGGATGCTGCCATAATTTTCGCCAAAGATGCTTTTTCTAATTTTGCACGAATACCTTCTGATAATTTTGTCGCAGTAGCTTCTTGAAAACCATCCACTTTCAAGAAATCCGATTTTTTCATATGTATTATTTTTGGTATTGTATTATAGCCAGCTTTCACCAGTTTGGATACATTACCTGGACCCAAGCCATCCACTTCAATACCTTTGAAAAATCCAGCAATATTTTTTTCCAAAACTGTTTCATCTTGTGATAGGTCTTTTAATAGAATATCAATATGTGTATCATTCCATACATATTCTACATCTGGCATTTTCGGTTCTCTCGCTGGTGTAATTACTGATTTTATATACGGTATAACATCTCCACTTCGTATCAATTGAATAATTGCTCCTACTCCGATTTTATTTTCATTAATAAACGCACCATTGAATCCTGTAGCATATTGAATTGTAACACCTCCTAATTTGATAGGTAATATCTGAACTCTTGGTTTCAAATAACCATCTTTGGATGCAGTCCATATTACATCCACTACGTGAGCTTCTGCTACTTGGTCGGATAATACCATTTTAAATGCAAATGCATGTTTCGGATTTCCAGATGCACGTGGGTATACTTTATCGTCAATTACAATTACACCATCGATTTCGTATAAATACGTTTTACGCCAATCTTGGAGAACTTCCGACAAAGATTCATTACTAATTGAAGACAATGTTGTATTTTGTACAACTTCTACATCCATTTTAGATAATCGCTCCATTTGTTGAGAAGGAGTTAAATTCTCCGGAACAATTACTTCATAAGCTACAAAATGAATGTCTTCTACCTTTTCGCCAACTGTTTTTTGATTAACAATACCAGCTACTAAATTACGTGGATTTGCAAATTTTTCTTCGTATTTAATCTTAAATATCTGTTTCGGTATTATAAATTCACCTCGGATAACAATGTTTTTATTTTTTGGTAATCTCAAATACGGTATCATATGACTAATATCTTGGCCTACTTTACCATCCCCTCGAGTATACAGCTTGGGTGTATCTCCTTCCGTTGAATACAATCCACTTACTCCATCTAGTTTACAAGATAACGTATATGGTCCCGTATATTTTTTCATCCAATTTGGTAAAATTCCCGCGTCTGGTTTTATTTTGTCCATGGACGCCATCTCATACGGCAATTTCACTTTATTTTTTTCTACGATTCCTCCGACATTCTGGAGAACTTGATTCTTAGGATACTTTTTTTGTGTGAATTCATACAAAATATCATATTCGTTGTCTAACATAATAGGTTTACCTTCGCAATGGAATGCATTGTTTGCTGCATCAATCATTGCATTTAATTGTTTTTCTGAAAGAGATTCAAGTGTTTTAATACCATCTTTTTTGAATGATTCTACCAAATTGAAAACGGTCGGATTTGATATATTTTTACACACGGTTGTTGTATCGACGCGGTCATCTGACGGTTTTATAACAATTCTTTTCTTCACTGTTTTACGAATCTTGATCGGAGAACTTGATTCTTCGCGTTCTGATTTTTCTTGTATTTTTTCTTTTTCCTCGGTTTTTTTTATAATTATATCACGACCATCAATTCGTTTTTCTGGTTTCTTGTATTCTAATCCCAAAAAATCGAATATCGATTTTTCATCTGTAAATTTGTGGTCAACTAACCCTCCTTTCTTTTTTCCTTCCATAACTGACATTCCATGCTCATTTAATGTATATTTCATAGAAAGAGCATGTTCTCTCATCGTTGTATTAAATCCTTTACTTCCAGTGAAATACAATATGGAAAACGGGAATTCTTCGGGAGTTGTATATAAAAAGTCTACTCGTCGAGCATATTCTCTACCCGATAATTTAGCGACAACCAGACATTTTGAATTTCCTCTTGAGAGAACTTCCAATATAACACCTTTTTCTATCAAATTATCAATAAATACTTTAAATACAGTTGGGTCATTGGATGTAATTATTACATCAATGTCTCCAGAACTAGATAATCCACGTCGATAACTACCGACAATTTCGAATTTTGCATTTTCGTCCGTTTTAGGAAATATGTTCTCAAATACCTTTTTATAATCTTCTATTTCAGAACGAGGAATACGTTGTAGAATATCGTTATAATACTTTAATCCAATAATTTGTTTATCATTGAGAACATCTGATTTACGATTTTCTAATTCAGATAATGTGGTTATACCCTTTTCTATTAATTCTTCTGCCTTTTTTTCACCTACGCCGTAAATGTCTTTGAACACGTCCATTGCCTTCTTTTTGGCAATTAATTCTTTTTCTTCTTCTAATATACGCAATGTTCCGTTTTTTTCATAATCAATTAATTTGCTATAGATTGCACTACCAATTCCCTTTTGACCGTTCAATTGTTCTGGTGATGTTATATCACCTACAAAATTACTTATAGTATCGCGTGCATTATCATATGCTTTCATTCTCATAAAGTCCTTTCGCGTTCTCATTATATAAGACAATACTGTCATTAATTCAATGAATTTCTCATTCAATCTAGGTAGTGAGGAATTGGGTAGCTTGTATGACATGGGTTCTATTATTATTTTGTTTTTAATTGGTTGTTTTTTCTTATAAGTTCTCCGTGATTTCACTGATTTTAGTATTTCTGAAACAGTAGGTTCTCCATTCATAGTATATATTTCAAATATATATTATGAAAAAATAAAAATAACTTATTATTTTCTTTACATACAATATACTGTATTCATGCGTCTAAAATTAAATGCATCCCCTTTAGAAGTAATTCTATTTATTTTATTTGTATTTTATTTAGTTTTCCAAGTTAAAACTCCCGCATTTTTGGCTGAGTTAATTAGTTCACCTGTTGGTATGGTTGTAGTTTTTGTTCTTGCTGTATATATGTTTTTATATACTCATCCAATTTTAGGTATTTTATCTATTTTTGTAGCATATGAAGTTATTCGCAGAAGTTCTCTTATAACTGGCAAAGTAGTATTAGCACAATACACTCCTACACAACCTAAAATTGATGCAGAACTCAAAGCAATGAACCCTCCAAAAGAAAGAACTTTGGAAGAAGATGTAGTAGATCAAATGGCCCCTATCGGTAAAAGCGAACCTGCTGGGTATGTAATGACATCATTTAAACCAGTATCAGAACATGTTCATAGTGCAGCCAATATATAAATATACAAAGGTTTTATTTTTAGCATATATTTATGTTTTTTCATATCATAAATATATTTATTACTCATAAATCTTCAAGGGTGTAAATTACATTCATAATTTTTTGACGAATTTCATGTACCCGGTTATGCCAGTGTTCGATAATCGTAATTTGTCTTTGTATTAATTCATCCGGTGAATCGTATAAACGCTCGCATTCTTCCAATGCCAATTTCCAAGTTTTCGCGAACACCCATGGTGGGTTATTTTCGAATAAAAAGCAGTTGTAAATTTCTTCAGGCTCTCCAACTATTACCGGGATCGCTCCCGAGATAATCGCTTCATATATTCTGAAACAGTCCAGAACCTTGTTGCCTCTGCCAATCGGCACAAAAGTAGTATTTTTGTAGGTTTCGTATAAATCTACTTTCGTCGCATTGTTTTTAACCACGCTATTACCAAAAGTAGAATTCTTAAAGACATCCATTAATTCGTGGCGATAAACATTAACATTTCCGATAAATGACCATTTATAAAATCGCTCATATGGACCTTTTGGCATATCTAACGAAACCGAACTTTGTGTTATCATTCCGTTTGTGTATCCTAGTGGTATACACTCGATATTTTTAAATTGCGATAGATTATGTTCGAGATGATGATAATTACGCAGCAATAACTTCGTATATTTCGATAATTCTATGTTATATGCTTCTTTATAACCTGGCGAATAGCTTAACCCCCATTCATCTGATAAATGGACTGTGATTAATGGTCGCAATAATTTACATAAATCAATCAGCGACCACACACATACTTTATTCGATGAAAAAATCAGAACACAATAACCATTTCTAATTTTATTTTCAATTAAAAACTCGTTAAAGCCTTTCGCATCTTGTGCGTATTTATCATACATACAAGTGGAAACGTTCAATATTGGGAATTTAGGGAATAAATCATAGTGTATAAAATCATTTTCCCAGCAAATGTCCGCATGTAAAATAATTACAGTTGGTAGAGTTTTATCAACCTCTTCCATTGCCTATATATGTATTAAATAAAATAATAAACATGTATTATTTAATATATTTTTTACACATTTTAATATAATTAAGGAGCACGAGGTAGAGTATTTGTATAACTATCCCACGGGTTTTGCTGTGAAAAAGGACCTACTCCAAACATATAAATAAAACCAAATAAAGTAGTAAAAACCCGAAGTGGGTTATTGCTTACAAATTTATCTGTTTTAAACGTTTCATTAATACCCGTGTTAAAATCAAATTGTTTATCACTACCAGTTCCGTCTTTAAATTCTTTATATTTTAATCCTGTAAATGTAGGTTCAACTGATTTTTTGAATTGAATAATTACAATGTTAATGATTAAAAATATAAAAATATTTATAGAAGTTCCAATAAATCCGTATCCAATTGTATTATCTTTTGTTGTGTTATTATTTAAAAGACCTATACCAATAAAAAATAGAATAAACGTAATCCAAAAAGTTATGCTAACTATTCCCCATTCTGTCATAAATATTTTTTTAAATATCTCCATAGGATCTTGATTATTAAAAAAACGCATTATGAAAGAATATATTGCAGGGGTACATAAATAACTTACTGCTATAACCAAAAAAACTGAAATAAAATATGTAGCAGTTGTAAATTGTGTAATATAGTTTTTCGGCACTTGTTGATTTATGGCTACATCATAAGTTGATATATCGTTTCCATCAATGTCAGCAACACTACATTCCAGAAAATCACCATTGTTAATTAAAATATTACCAGACGAATCAGTTGTAGGACTACTATTATCAAGCCCTTCTATTATGTTCGGATTCATTTGACCTATCATATTTTCCACATAAGCGTTTGAAAAAAACGGATTGGTTATTTTTTGTAATATCTCGAAATTCGATTTACATAAAATAGGATTTTTAAATATAATAATAGTAGCATCTTCTAATTTCGGACCAAATTCTGTATTTGGTTCGTGATAAATATATTCGTCATTTTGCGGAACTATATCATTTAATTCTATTTCTAAATTTGTATTTATTTTTGATTCCATGACCGTATCAATCAGATTTGAATTTGATTTTGCATTGGTTTTCAATAAAAAGCATAATAAAACCTTATTGTTCGATTTTGAATTTGTAATTGAATTATTTTCAACTACTAATTCTGCATCAAAATCAGAAGTAATTCCAGAACCAAATCCAAACAATGAGTTCTTGTCAATATATTTACTTGAGATTGACTTAGTTTTACTAAACAAATATAATTTGGATGATGTATATTTTGTATCATGAGAACCATTAGTAATTATCAAATTCGGATTGTTCGGTTTTCCTATAAAAGACAATTCATTTTCAGTTATTTTTTTTGTTAAAATATTATAATAATTGTATTGTAATTCTGGCTTAGTTTCTTTTTTATCAAAAAATGACATTTGTTTTATATCTTATAAATAGAAAACAATTATTATAGGTTATTATTTTTACCTTATTACAATTGTATTACCTATAATTGTATTTCCATTCGTATCTTTCTCCAATTTCAATTCTTTGTTAAATCTCAAATTTGGTATATGAATATTTAATACATTTTTATTTATATTTTTATCACTTGGTTCATACCATTTTGGTGGTTCTGGTGGTGGAGTATATTTCATTACAGCAGATGGTTGTATTTGGGAAATCAATTCAGTTGCGTTATCCAAAATGGAAGTAATGTCGTCGGAAGATCCCATAGTAGCCGTTGTTGATGCCGTTGGAGTATATTTTATAGATGCAGCAGCGGCAGCAGATGGTTGTATTTGGGAAATCAGTCCAGCTGCATTATCTAAAATGGAACTAATGTCGGCAGAAGATCCCATAGTAGCAGATGTTGATGCAGTTGGAGTATATTTTATAGATGCAGCAGCAGCAGCAGCAGATGGTTGTATTTGGGAAATCAAACCAGCTGCGTTATCCAAAATGGAAGTAATGTCGTCGGAAGATCCCATAGTAGCTTTTGTTGATGCCGTTGGAGTATATTTTATAGATGCAGCAGCGGGATCGGATGGTTGTATTTGGGAAATCAATTCAGTTGCGTTATCCAAAATGGAAGTAATGTCGTCGGAAGATCCCATAGTAGCCGCAGTTGATGCCGTTGGAGTATATTTTATAGATGCAGCAGCAGCAGATGGTTGTATTTGGGAAATCAATCCAGCTGCGTTATCTAAAATAGAACTAATATCAGCGGAAGATCCCATAGCAGCAGATGTTGATGCCGTTGGAGTATATTTTATAGATGCAGCAGCGGGATCGGATGGTTGTATTTGGGAAATCAATTCAGTTGCGTTATCCAAAATGGAAGTAATGTCGTCGGAAGATCCCATAGTAGCAGATGTTGATACCGTTGGAGTATATTTTATAGATGCAGCAGCGGGATCGGATGGTTGTATTTGGGAAATCAAACCAGCTGCATTATCCAAAATGGAAGTAATGTCGGAAGAAGATCCCATAGTAGCAGATGTTGATGCCGTTGGAGTATATTTCATCGCGGCATCGGATGGTTGTATTTGGGAAATCAATCCAGCTGCATTATCTAAAATAGAACTAATATCAACGGAAGATCCCATAGTAGCCGATGTTGATGCCGTTGGAGTATATTTCATTGCGGGATCGGATGGTTGTATTTGGGAAATCAATCCAGCTGCGTTATCTAAAATAGAACTAATATCAACGGAAGATCCCATAGTAGCGGTTGTTGATGCCGTTGGAGTATATTTCAACGCGGCTGCAGCGGGATCAGATGGTTGTATTTGGGAAATCAATTCAGCTGCATTATCTAAAATAGAACTAATATCAACGGAAGATCCCATAGTAGCGGTTGTTGATGCCGTTGGAGTATATTTCATCGATGAGGATGTTGCATGAGAAGGTTGTATTTGGGAAATCAATCCAGCTGCATTATCCAAAATGGAACTAATGTCGGCAGAAGATCCCATAGTAGCCGCTGTTGATGCCGTTGGAGTATATTTTATAGATGCAGCAGCAGCAGATGGTTGTATTTGGGAAATCAATTCGTTAGCATTATCTAAAACAGAACTAATATCAACAGAAGATCCCATAGTAGCCGATGTTGATGCCGTTGGAGTATATTTCATCGCGGCATCAGATGGTTGTATTTGGGAAATCAATCCAGCTGCATTATCTAAAATAGAACTAATATCAACGGAAGATCCCATAGTAGCCGTTGTTGATGCCGTTGGAGTATATTTCATCGCGGCATCGGATGGTTGTATTTGGGAAATCAATCCAGCTGCATTATCTAAAATAGAACTAATATCAACGGAAGATCCCATAGTAGCCGATGTTGATGCCGTTGGAGTATATTTCAT